TTACTCCTTCCCGTCGAGTTTTGCATCTCGTTTTGCAAAGTCCGCGTCCAAAACCGCTTCAAATTTTGCGATGGCGTTGTCAGCCATGGTGCTCGTTCGGGCGAGGTAGCGGTCCAAAATCTCCTGTGCGCGACGCAGAGAGTGTCCTGTCACAGCAACAATCTCACCGAGATTGCACCCGGCCTGGAAAAGCATGGTGACGGTCGTTCCGCGAATGTCGTGGAAATGCAGATCCGCGATTTCGGCCGCCTTGCACGTCTCTTCCCACTTCTCTGCGAAATAGCGTTTTTTGAACTGCCGGCCCGTCTTGGTCGTCAGGATCAGTGTTGATCTGCGCGGTAGATCGTCGAGCGTGGCCTTGAGAGCGGCCGTCGCCTTCACCGTCACAAACCGCCGCGTCTTCCCTTGGCGCAGACGGATATGCGTGCCGTCGTAGGCGTCCCACTTCAGAGCCAGAAGATCACCCTGCCTCTGACCGGTGTGGAGCGCCAGCACGAGCCCCAACTTCATCTCGGGCGTGGCCTTCGCCATGAACGCTTCGACGTGCTCGGGCAGCCAGATCATCTCGGAACGGTCGGACGAATAGGCGCGATCGAAGCCGTCCAGAACGTTCGCCTTTAGGTCTCCGTCCGTCGCCGCCCATGATAGAACGCGGGCCAGGATCGTGACGCGGTTGTCGGCCTCGCGCGGCTTCTCCTCCGAGAACTCATCGTGCCACTGCATCACGTCACGCCGGAAAGCTTTCGCCTCCAAGCCGACGAGCGGTGTGGTGCCGAACTTCCCCTCCCAAAACTTCAGGATGCGGCGGTACTCGCTCTTCGTGCTTTCGGCGAGCTTTCGCCACTTCCTGGTGTTCTCAAAGTCGCGGATAATGCCCGACAATGTACCTGCGGTGCGCTTTTCGACCTTGGCCTGCGCCGTCGTGATGGAGGCCAAGAACTCTGCAGTCCCTGGCTCTCCCTGAAGTCGCGCGCCGGTTGCGCGGTGGTAGTAGTAGACCGCGACCTTGCCGCCAGCGAGCTTAGCCGTAACCCTATTGATGCCTTTGAGCCTGGCGTGCATTCTCTTCTTTCCAGGCTTCGTAAACGGCTTCCGGGTCGTTCATGTTGATGGCTTTCGGCGCAGCATTGTCGCCACCCATCGCCCGCTCTAGCGCCGCCCTACTCCATCGTCTCGTCCCCGAGATCGAGGCGGGCGCCACACCTTTCCGTACCCATTTGTCGAAGGTGGACGTGCTGATGCCGAGAAGGTCGGCGGCTTCCTGGCGAGTGAGGATCAACGGGCTACCCATCGGCTTCGTCTCCCTTCTGGGAGAGGGCTCGGACGTACTCCACTGCGCCACTCTGCCATTCAGCGTGCGGTTCCTCGCTTACCCACGAGCCGTTCCTGCCATCGCCAGTCGCCCATATCCAATCAGGCGCAGGTTGACCGGACATGATCTCCTCCAGCGCCGCCTTTCGGATCTCGTCCTCTTGGCGGGGAAGGCGGGAGGCGCGATCGGCCATGATGGCTTGTTCAATCTGATGCTTCACGCCGTACCAAGCCCGCGTCTCGAACGGCATGCACTCGGTAGCCGCGTCACTCGCGAGCTTCCTCACGTCCTCGGGGATCATGGCTTGCCTTCCTGGCGAAGGGCGGCGCGGGCGCGACGGAAGTCGCCAGCCGTGACCTGTTGGGCCGCGATCCATGAACCGCGCGTCATCACCAGATCGTCGGGGGCGCGGGCTAGGTAATTGGCGAATGCACAGAACGGTGCCAACGCCTCCCGCAAGGTGGCGTTCTCGGCGGTCAGGGCTGCTATCTTGGCCTCGTAGGCTTTGAGGGCGGTGCGGCCCGCATCTGCCAGTTTCCGAAGAAGGGCCATATCCGGCACTTCGTCTCCCCAGGCGTCGTCAACTGCGCCGATGAAGCGGGTGAGAATGTCGGTGTGGTCCGCGCTCATGGCTTGCCATCCCAGCGGTAGGTGAAGAGCGGAGCGTCGGTCTCTTCGCCTTCATCGTTGACGACGGGCGCGCCCGCCAAGCACTCGGCGTGGACCATGCCCATCTCGGTTTCGTTCGCGCACAAGTCGCCCACAACGATCTCGGTGCCGCAGATTTCACAGATCGGCTTATCGTCAGCCACGGCTCGCCTCCTCTTGCTTCACGGATGGAGGGGCGAGAGGAAGCGGACGCCAATGAGTGAACTCGCCATCCAGGAACAACGGGCTATTGAACGTAGCGTCGATCCAGGTGTCTGGCTCGCTATGCCAATCGCTGTCGCAATACCGACCGGTCTCACCGCACTCGTGTTGTGACTTGCCCCAGTAGCAGTCGGCTTGGCGGCCGAAGTCCTCATGCCAAAGGTCGATCGTGGTGCCGTCTTTCGGCGCAGTTGCGATCGGTTGCCACGCCACCGGCTCCACCCCCTGGGCGTCCTCTCCCTCTGGTGCGGGTGAGGAGAGGGCGGCGCGAGCTAGGCGAAGCCAGCGGTTTCGCACAGCATTAGGAGCTTTCTCGAACGCCTCCGCAGTTCGAGCGTCTGCAACGCGACGTGGCGTAACTGGCGTCACATCTGCGCGCCATAGCCGCGCTGCTGCCGCCTCGATCTCCCGCATTGCCGCCCCTGTCGCATGGGCGGGGGAGGCGGCAACCATCTCGTGCCAAACGTTGACGACAACGGCGATCTCATCTTCGTTTGTCCAGTCAACGTTCAAAGCAGAGGCCACCATGGCCTTGCTCGGGTCGCGCGGCACCATGACGAGATCGCCGGCCGGGTTCGTGGGGGAAGTCGTCATCGGGCGTCTCCGCGAACGGGGCGCAAGCCGAACGGGCCCTGCTCGTAACGGGTGCCGGAGGCGGGCTTGCGGAAGGTGGATCGGGACTTCGGCTTGCCGCCGAGCTTCAGGTGCTTGACCTTCAAGCTGCGAACCGCAGCGCGCTGGCTGGCTTCGGCCGCGGTCTTCAGCTTGTGGCAGTCGCCGCAGAGGATCTGGAGATTGCTCTCGACGTTCTCGCCACCATCGGCCAACGGCGTGATGTGGTCGCAGGCGGTGGATTTCACCGTGGCCAGGTCGCGTTTGCAGGAGGGGCAGGCTTACCCATGCCGGGCTGCGATACGCAGCTTCACGTTGGTGCCCGGCATGCTGTCGTCGGTGCGGCCGCGCCATTCTCGGAGAGTGCGGGCCATCAGCGCGCCGCCGGGCGGATGTCCGCCTCGTCCACGCCGACCTCGGTTGCGATCAGCTTCACGGCCGCCGGCACGTTCAGCTTGCCGGTGATGACCGAGTAGGCCCGGTCTACGATCTTCTTCAAGTCGCCGAGATTGGAAGGCAGCTCGCCCTTCCAAGCATCCTTGGCTGCCGCCAGCGCCTCGCCGCGGTCCTTAGGCGGCTGGGTGCCGGCCGCGATCTCGAGCATCTTCGCTGCGCACTCGGTCAGCAGGCTCCGCAGGACTGGATCGTGGTTTGCCGAGGATTCGGTGCGGCTCGTCTCGCGCTCTCCGGCCTCGAGCTCCAGCGCAGCCTCGTGCTCGGCCGCCGACGCGTCGGGGTCAATCCCTTCCAACTGCTCTCGCGTCTCCGCCCGAGGCTCAGGACACGCGTCATCGTCATCGACGGGTGCTTCGTCCTTCGGACCCTCGATCGCTGCTGGCGAGCTTCCCTCAATCGCTTGCGCCTGCTCGTAGCCGAACCCCTCGGCTCGACTGACCTCGATAGGTTGCCGTCCGGTGATGCGATCGTGCAGGGAGGGGCGCCCGACGTCCCGCGCGCGCTCGGCTCGGACGTTCTCCGAGAGGTCGAGCATCTCGTCCGGCGTGTAGACGCCGAGCATGATCGCGGGTTCGTAGATGCGGCACCAGTCGCGCGTGCCGCGGTAGACGAGCATTCGGTCGAAGTTCTTCGGGGACCAGGGCGAGTTCGTGCCGGTCGTCTTCCACTCGGCCACTGAGCCGTCGAACATGCGGCGGTCGAGGAACCGGACGCCGGGCACGAGTTGGTCGAGGACCGCCTGATCGAACGGCCGATCGCTGAGGTAGATGCGCCGCGCGTCACCAGGGGCGCCGGTCAGGTGGTGAAAAAGCTTCAGCCCCAGCTTGGCATCCAGCACCGCCGAGACCAGCTTGCCCTCGTAGCAGAGCTTGCCGTGGACGATGGACACGCATTGCGCCACCGCGAAAGGGTCCATGCCCCAACGGACGGACTGGTTCACGACGAGGAAACAGTTCGCAACCACCTGCGACGGCGGCAACTCGACCATATCCTGGCCGACCTTCACCTTGCGGAGCGCGTCGGGGATCATGGACGTGGAAGCCATGACGTTGGCAATCCGCTGCATGTGCTCGAACTTGGCTGTGTCCAGCATCGGAACGGCATCGTCGGTCGGAGTGATCTCGCGGCGCTGGCGGTCGGGCTGACCGGCGTGCGGCGGGGTGGTAACGGTGGTGCTCATGCGGCCTCCGACATGTGCTCGGCGATGGAAATGAATTCGTCGGTCTGGGCCCTTGCCCACGGCTTCATGCCGATGCGGCGGGCGCCGTCGCCGAAGGGGCGGGCCCCAGGCCACTCGCCTTCGTCGAGGCAATGGCGAATCGTGCGGAGGCACCAACGCACCGCCCGCTCGCCGCGGTCGATGTCGTACTCGTCGACCTCGACGACGGTGGTGTCCGGCACGTCGTCGTTCAGGACGTAGACAAGCACGAAGGTGTCGAAGGGGATGCGGAGCCCGCGGCAGACCATCCGCGTCATCGCCGCCTGCAGGTAGTATCCCGCGTCGAAGAGCTGCTTGCCCAGGAAGTCCTCGGCGAAGCTGCTCGTCGTCTTCAGGTCGGCGAACATGCCGTCGAACGGCGGGATCGCGTCCGGCCGGGCTCGGAGCCATAGACCGGTCTCAGGGTCCTTCCAGGCCAGCGTGCGCTCGATACGGCCGTTCAGGATGCCAGCCTGCACCATCTTGTTCTGCGCTGCGTCAGCGCGAATGAGGCTGATGCGCTCGTCCTGCTCCGGCGTGATCGGAGTCCGTCCAGACTTCACGACAGCCTCGCGCCATTCCTGCGCAGCCTTGCCCTTGTAATCCTTGAACTCCTTCGGGCGAATGGCGAACGCGGCGTTGAAGTCCTCGTCCCCCAGCAGCTTGGCGTGCGCCGCCTTGCCAAAGTCTAGGGCGTCGGAGGGCTTGGGCTCGACGCGATCAGGATTTGCAGCCCACCGGCCCCAGAAGGCTTTCGGGCTGCCGCCATGGGTCGGGAGGAGCCACTTCATGGCGCTCTTCGAAATCGACGGTGCGTCGAACAGGTCCGTCTGCCCGTGATACGTCGACAGGGGAATGGCCCTGTAGACGCCCGGCTCGGTGATGGTCTTGCCGTCCCAGGTGCGCTCGGTGCTCATGCCGCCGCCTCCAGCTTGGCGGCGCGCGTGGCCTTGGCCCGCTCGGTACGCGTGATGATGTTGGCCTCGCGGGCAGCAGCCTTGCCGGTCTCCGCGGACCACCACGACTCGGCCTTCTGTAGGCAGTCGTCGCGCGACGTGCCCCAGAAGATCATGTTGAACGGCACCTCGCCGGGGTTCGGCTTGCTGGCGGTCGGCGCCGGCGTGTTGAAGATCTGCGCGAGCCACTGGCGACCGGCCCGGGCCGTCGGCGCGTGGTAGGCGACGAAACGGGTGCTCTCGATCACGACCGGCCTCCCTGCGCGATGGTGGCGACATAGGCGGCGATGACGGCGAACCAGGGCGCGAGATGCGCGCGGCGGGAGCCTGTGGCGGGCATGGCAGGAGCCTTTCGCTAGGAGACGAGCTTGTCGGTGAGGGAGCCGCCAGCGGCGAGGTGGCGATCGACGAGGGCCTGGACCTGCTCGCGCGTCATCTCGGTGTCGTCAGCGTTCATGAAGAGGTGCGGGGTGGCGAGCATGTCGCTCCAGTCCGGCGCGCACTCGGGGCAGAGCTCGACGTCAACCCCGGCGTGGTGCGGATCGTTCTCGTGGATCGGCTTGCCGCAGCCCTCGCAGCGCCAGATGGCTTCGCTGTCGGTCTGGCTCGTTTCGGAGCACATGGCAGTCTCCTGATGAGTGAGAGGGTCAGCGACCGCCGGCGGCCTTGTAGGCCGTCAGCATCACGATGAATTCGGTTTTGCGATCATCCTTGGCCTTCTGCGCCAAGGCGGCGTAGCGCCGGTCCCGGCGAGCAGGATCGGGGTCTCGGATGAAGTGGTCAAAGCCAGCACGGCAGGCGGCTTCCAGCGCGTCGGCGGGCTGCGCCGGCGGCCAGCGCCTGTCGGACTGGCGGGGCCGGGCAGGGCGCATGTCGGCGTCAGGATCGAACGAGGCCACGAGCGGGCGGCGGGCTTCAAGAATGCGGCCGGTCATTGCCTTGCACGCTCCCGGCCCATAGGCACCACCAACGGTGTAGGCCTGCTGGCGAGATCGAGACGCATCATCTCGTCCAGAGCGTCCTCGGCGATCCGCTCATGACGAAGGTGGTCCAGCGCCTTCCGAGCGACGACCACCATCTTCTGCAGCGCCACGATGCGCTTCTTATCGGACGCGCTCACGCCGCCACCGCCGCCGCAGGCTTCGCCCACAGCGCCTCGTCCTCGAGGTCGCGCCATGCCGCCGGCTCGCGCTTGGCTTCCTCCGCCTTCGCGGCCTGCTCCTCCCAGCCGGGCTCGAACTCATCGTCGAACGCGTCCTGGAGACAGTCCTTGATGCGCTGGAAGGCGGCGATGTTCTCGACGTCGACACCAGTGTTGCCGAGCCGCGCCAGCGTGTCCGCGAACTGCGTGATGAGGTCGCGAGCATAGGGCCGGATGACGTCGGCGCGGGAGGCGATGGCCGCATGATCCGCGCGCCAGTCCATCTTGCCGGCGACCGTTGCCGCCTCGCGGACAATGTTCTGAAGATCGCCGAAGGTGGCGAGGGGGTTCGTGTGCTCGCGCATCACAGCACCGCCTTTCCGAGCGCGGCGAGGCCGAGCAAGAGGCCGAGGGTCCAGGTGGCGAAGCAGGCGCGATCGGCGCGATTGGTCTGGGCGAGGAGGGCGATCATGACCGGCCCTCCGCCTTAGCGATGATGGCGTCGATGCGCTCGAACACGTGATCCTGTGCTTGAACGAAGAGCCGAGCCTCGCGCAGCATGGCGAGCAACTCAGGAGCAGCCGCGATCAGGCGGGCGTTCGCGACGATCTCGTCAGAGAAGCCAACGAGCGGCGAAAGCTCGAAGATCGGCGATGGGTGCATGGTCGAGACCCAGCCCCCAAGTTTTCGTCCGTTTGCAGACCAGTTGCCTTCAAGCTGCCAAGGCCCCGGCGTGTGCTTCGAGCCGCTCATCGCCCCTGCTCCATCGAAGCAGTGCGGACCGAGCGGAACGCCTCCTGGCCGAGGTCCGACTGTGCTTTCAGATGAGCGTCGAGCCCCGCCAGTAGATGGTATCCGGTGAACAGGCCGAGCGCCGTCAGAAGCGTCAGCGCGACCATGAACCGCGCAAGCCGAACGGCGTCGAGAGGGAGATCGGTAATGGGGTGGGGAATGCGCATCGCGGAAACTCCGGCTGGCGTTGACCGAACCCGCTCGGGTGGGAGCGGGAAGGGCCAGCGTCAGCTCTCGGAAGGATCGGCAACCGCCGAGAGGATGGCGTCCCGCAAGTCGAGGTACGCCGCCGACTCCGCCGCCGACCTCGCCGCCGACCACGCCGCCGACGACTCCGCCGCCGACTCCACCGCCGACCACGCCGCCGACTCCGCCGCCGACTCCGCCGCCGACCTCGCCGCCGACTCCACCGCCGACCACGCCGCCGACTCCGCCGCCGACCACGCCGCCGACTCCGCCGCCGACCTCGCCGCCGACGACTCCGCCGCCGACTCCGCCGCCGACCACGCCGCCGACCACATTTCGTCAGAGAGGTCTTCACCGGCTGCGGCTCGCTCGTGCAGATCCATCACCGCCTTGACCGCATCGGCAGCCGATCCCGCTGTGGCGTAGGAAAGGCGCAGGATGCCGAGGTGGACGCGGTGGAGTGTCCGCTGCCAGTCGATGTCGCCCTTCCGCGAGGCGATGGCCTCAGCCAACTGGACATGCCAGAGCATGTTGTCCGGCTGGGGTAGGCCCTCGAACATCCTGTCCTGGAGATGCGCCAGCCAGACGGGGTAGCCGTAGTAATCCGCGACGATCGTATGCTTATCGTCGAGGCCGCTGATCTCCCCAGCATTCTTGTCGGCGAAGATGTGGTGCAGGTGGCACCCGACAGAGCAGCCGCGGAAGGCGCCATCGTCATCGTCGCCGTAAGTGCCCTTGAGCAGCATGTCGGCCGCGAAATGGGCCTTGGCCTGCTCGACAAGTTCGGCGTGGCGGTTGGAGGTGGTGGCGGGCATCGGGCGCTCCATCGGGTCAGCAGTGCGCTGGGGATGAGAGCTAAGCTAGTTGGGATATTTCCCGTTGTAAAGGGACAAATCCCAATATGCGTTGCAATGTTGGGAAATTTCCCTCATACCGTTCGGCATGCCCGAGCCGAAATCCACAAAGCCTTTTGTAGAGCAGTCCTTCGCGCGACGTCGCGACATGTGGATGCGAAGCCTCCTAGAGGCGGACGCATCTGCCGTCCCCGCCGGCGCGAAGTGCGTGGGCTGCCGCCTGGCGCTCTACATGCATGCCGACAAGGAAAGCGCGTACCCGAGCCATGCGGAGCTTGGACGCGCGGTCGGGTTATCGGGTCGGATGGTGCAGACGCATATCGCCACACTGGAAGCCCAGCGATGGCTTGAGGTGAAGCACGTCCGCAATCGAGGGAACACCTATTTGCTGCGATACTGGTGGGCCGAATAACGGAAGCCTAGTTCCGTTAGATACCGGAAGCGGGCTTCCGATGAATAACACAAGCGAATAACACAAGAGGGTCTTCTCCCTACAGGTTATCGGCTCATGAGAGGGTGCACTACATGGGCACTACCAGCGCTTGGGCAGGGGTTTCCATAGCGAGACGACCAGACCTTTGACCTCGATGGTCGTCGCCTCGCCGCCATCCATGGGAATCGGCTTGTGCGCCGCGTTCGAGCTGCGCGGGACGAGCAAAAGCCCGTCTTCGCCCGCCTCGATCTCTTTCAGCGTGGTCTCGATGAGCTGTCCGTCAGCCATCGAGCGCTCGACGTGCACCACCATTCCGGGCCGAGGCGATAGGCGGGTCTGCATGAACGGCACGCAGACGACGTAGGTGCCTTCCAGCACCAGCTTGTTCATGGAGTCCCCACGGACCTCGAGCACGTACTGGCTCAAGTTCGGGAACAGATCGTTCTGAGGGACGGGGATGCGCGGGTGGTCATCGTCCTGGCTCTGAATGCTGACGTCTCGGAAGTTGCCAGCTTCAATGATGCCGACGATCGGCGTCAGTTCAACAATCGGTCCGCGAGCTCGTTCTGTTTTCGTTCCGCTATCCCCAGTTGTGAGCGCCTCTGTGGATAACCCCAGCACGGCCGCCAGCTTCCCGATCTTCTCATAACTCGGCTTGGCGCCCTTCCGCTTGAGGTCGCGAAGATATCCGTGGTTGAGGCCTGCCTCGCGAGAGGCTTCGGTCGGGCTCATGCCCAACTCCTCCAGCCGTGCGAAGATGCGGTCTGTAATCGGGTCGCTCATTTCTCCGTCGTCGCATAACGGAAAAATCCCGTCCAACGGGACGTATCCCTTGACTTCCGTCAGCATGTTGGGAAATATCCCAATACAGCCTGATAGGCCGAGGGTGCCATGACCAGCGACGAGATCCGAACCAACCTGCTCACGCGAGCAAGGACGTATGCCGAGAACGCGAAGACGAGCTTGTCCGCGATCAGCCTGGCGGCTGTGAACGACAGCAAGTTCCTGAAGCGCGTCGAGGTGGGCGAGGGGTTCAACATCAACACCTACCAGCGTGTCATCGACTGGATTGATGCGGCGGAGGCAGCGCGTCCTTGTGAGGCCGCATGACCTCCTCGGCTTTCGACCGCGACACCTTCGCCGAATGGATCGTCGCCCAAGGCGGCACGGTCCAGCCCGGCACGAACGAATGGGAAGTCCTGCGCTACCGGACGAGCTCCAACGAGACCGGCGTCGTCTACCGTAACAAGAAGGGCGAGCTGTCCTACACCGAGCGCAGCCGGGCCGACCTGGCCAAGTTCTTGGCCGACACGAACTTCGCGCCGGCCGAGCGCGTGAATAGGCTCAAGGCTGAGTGGACCGCCAAGACCCGCGCCATCCTTTTGGAGCGCGACGGTCCGGGCTGCGTGTTCTGCGGCCAGTTCCTCGACCGCGGCGAGCTGCGGCCGACCATCGAGCATTTCCATGCTCTGGCGAAAACCGGCAACAACCATCCCGACAACCTCGCTCTCGCCTGCGAAGGCTGCAATGGCGCGGTCGGCAACGATCCCGTCGTGAAGAAGATCGCCTTCCGAGATCACGTCCGGTCCCTCATCGCCGACGTCCCGCCCTGGCAGGTGGTCGACACCCGCGCGCTGGCGACCGCCAAGATCGGGGTGCCGGCATGATCTTCGCCACGCTCGCCTTCGCAGGCATCCTCGCCGTCGGCGTTTTCCTCGGCCGCTGGTTCGCCCATCACCATCCATCGGATGCCGTGGGCGCCGTGGTCGGCCTCGGCCTCATCGGCACATCCGTTCTCGCCCTGACGGGCTGATCCCCCTCCGCTCGCGGGTTCCCCCACTGCCCCGCGAGCGCCGGCGGGGAAGGCGATTCCTCCCTCGGTCTTCCCCGCCAACCGTCCAAGTCTTCGCAGCACCGCATCGCAGGCTTCGTCCATCGTCATCGGTTCGTCGGTGTCAGGGGCGGAGTTCATGACCGCAAAGATGTCGCAGGCGTCTCTCTCGGTCACGGAAAGCGGTCCCCCTCAATCTTTCACCGGGTCGTGATCCCATGAACGATCTTCGCAAGACCACAGGCCCTACGCGGCAGGCTCTCAAGGCTGCGGTGCGTCGGGCTCTCACTCTCGCCGGCGGTGGTGACAGCGTGCAGTACGCCACGCGCGTCAAAGCGCCCGCTCTCTCGCGCTACGCCTCAAGCCAGGAAGAGCACCAAGAGAACCACTGTCCGATCGACGTGGCGCTGGATCTCGACCTCGAAGCCGGGCAGCCGGTTATCACGACGCTGCTGGCGAAGGCGCAGGGCTATGAGCTCGTGCCAACGGAGCCTGCGATCTACACCGACGTGCCGTGGTGCGCGAAGCTCGGCGCGATCGCAAGACAGGATGGCGTCTTGCACGGGATGATCGGCGAGGCGCTGGCGGACGGCCAAATCAACGCCGCCGAGGCGAAGTGCATCGTCGACGAGATCGACCGGCACATGGACCAGCTTCGCAGCCTCCGAGCTCGGGTTGAGGCCGAAGGCGGGCAGGGCGGTAGCGTCGTGCCGGTGCGGATGACCGGGGAGGCGCGGTCGTGAGCGTTCTCCTCAACCCAACCAACGACCTCCAGTCCGTCGCACCGTTCGAGCACATCATCATGCCCGCCGTTCGTGTGCTGAAAGCGGCGAGCGAAGCCCGCACCGATCGCGAGGCGCAGGAGAGCATCGAAGGTGGCTCGGCCGAGCCGGCCGAAGTGCCAGGGGCGGCACACTGATGCCGCGACATCGCTGGACCGATGAAGACGACCATCAGATCCGTCGCAGGATCAATCTCGAGCAGACCTATGACGAGATCGGCGCGGCGCTCGGCGTGAGCCGGAATGCAGTTGCAGCTCGTGTTCAGCGCCTGGGGCTCGGAAGCCCCGAGCGAGCAGCCTTCCTCCGAAGCCGCCGCCTCAAAGGCAAGAAGCGCCCGAAAGACGTGATGCGGCGCGTGGCGAAGGCGTCCAAGGCTCGTGCGGAAGACCCTGCGCATCGCGCCCGCCTTCAGGAGATGGGTCAGCGTCACGCAGCCAACCCCAAGCGGATACGCGCTGTGGCCAAGGCTCTTGATCGCAAGCGCGGGGGGCCGATCCTGCCCGAGCTCGCAGAAGATTACAGGCTCGCGCGCCGGAAGCATCTGCCGGCCGCCGAGGCCTACGCCGCAACTCACCCCACCATTCAGACCTTCGGCAAAGGAGCCTGACCCATGGCCCGCAGTGCAGCCGCGAAGCAGGAACCGGCCGGGATAGGCCACAATGGAAACGATATGTCGTCTGCGGAGATGAAGGCCCTGAAGATGGACTACTTCCATCAGATCAGTGCCCAGCAGGCGCGGGTCGACGAGGAGCGCGAAGAGCTGCAGCGTATTCGCAAGCTTGCCAAGGCCGACAAGATCATCCTGTCGGACATCGACTTCATGATGCGATGCGCGAAGGTCGAAGACCCGAGAGTCATCCCCGACCGCATCAAGCGCGAGGCTGAGATCGCGTCATGGTTCGCGCTTCCGGTCCTGTTCCAGCCCGACATGTTCGGCGACTTCACGCGCGAGCCGGCAGAAGATGCTGCGCGCCGCGAGGGGCATGCCGCTGGCGTCTCAGGCTTCGGGTCCAATCCGCACGACGAGAACTCGGCATCTGGTCGCGCTTGGGCCGCTGCATGGGAGGCGGCACAGGCTGACCATCGCGCCAATCTCAAGTCCGCGATGGAAAAGAAGAACGCTGCGAAGGCCGAGCTGATCGAAGGGCCGGGCCGCGATGACGGCGCCGATCTAGACGAGGGCGAGGAATGATGGGGAAGCGGTCGTCCTTCGAACGGGTGGAGCGCGATTACTACCCAACCCCGCCGGAAGCGGTTGTCCCGCTGCTCCCGCACCTCGCGCACGGCACCATGTTTGCTGAGCCCTGCGCAGGCGACGGCGCGCTGGTCCGGCATCTCGAGGCTGCGGGCATGTCCTGCCTGTGGGCTTCAGACATCGCTCCGCAGGCGCCGGACATCGCCGCACGCGACGCCTACGACGGCCTGCACAGTGCGGCCGACAGCGCCGATTTCATCATTACGAACCCGCCGTGGGATCGCGCCACGCTCCATCGGATGATCGTCACGTTCAGCGACGAGCGGCCGACTTGGCTCCTGTTCGACGCGGACTGGATTCATACCCGGCAGGCGGCGCCGTATCTGCCGCGCCTTCGCAAGGTCGTCAGCGTCGGGCGCGTGAAGTGGATCTGGGGCTCACCCTTCACCGGCAAGGACAACTGCGCTTGGCACCTGTTCGACAAACCGGACGAGGCGGCGGTCGCTGTGCTTGTGGGGCGGGCTGCATGATCGTCTACGGCATCGACCCCGGCCAGAACTGCGGCGTCTGCATCTACGACACCGATCGCAGCTTATCGGCCATGGAGCCGATGCTGCTGAAGGCGCCGAAGAAGGCAGAGGACGGCAGGGAACTCGAAATTGAAGAGAAGTGCTGGGAGCTCGGGCGCCTTCTGGTGGCGCTGATGCGTCAGAAACGTCCACACCTCGTAGCGATCGAAGAGCCCATGAGAGCGATCCCGAAAAAGGGCAACGCGGCAGGGAGCTTCTCGTCCAACCAGATCGTGGGCGGAATCGCCATGATCTGCGGCCTCAAAGGAATCAAACTAATCACGATCCCCTCGGGGACTTGGCGTTCTCACTTCTACCCCGAGGGCTTCAAACCGCCCGTGAAGGTCATCCAGGAGAAGGGCGGCACCACCCGCACCGAGAACGACTGGAAGACCGCCGCGCGAGAGAAGTGCGCCGAGCTGCGGATCACCGTCACGAACCACGACATGGCCGAGGCGTGCGGAATCGCGTTCGCCGCGACCTTCGACCAGACCTTCAAATGGATGCAGCACAACATGGAGAAGGCCGCATGAGCGCCCTGCACGAACTCCTTGCGCGCGCCGAGCAGAACGAAGCCGCGCGCGCCGCTGAACTCGCAAACCTCGCGGCGTCGCGCGCGCTGTTGAAGAGTGCCGAGGACGAAGCCCGAAGCGACTACCGCAAGGCCCACGGCGTGGTGATCCGTATCCGCGGCGCAATCGAAGCCGTTGAGCGCCTGCCGGAAGCGGCGGAGATCCTCGGCAATGATCCGGCGCCAGCCACAGCGGATTCGGTGCTCGACGGGCTTGGCCTGCGCGCCGGACAGGAAGGCGAGCCGCCGCTGGTGGAGGTCGCCCCGGTCGCGCCGTTCACCCCGGCGCTCGACTATCGCGTTGAGCATCCGGTCGAGCCGCCCCGGCGCGAGCCCAACGTCCGTCCAATCGCGGCGACTTCGGCGATCAAGGCCATCATCTCGAGGCCCGTCCCCGTCGCTCGGGCTGTGCCCGAATCCTCCCGGCCCGCGCGCCCGAACGCGAAGAAGGTCCGCGCGCTCGCCGACGAGATCCTCGCCATGTTCCAGAAGGTGCGGCAGGGCAGATGCGCCTCGCTCGACACCGAGACGATCTACCGCGACACCGGCAAGTCGGCCAACGCGGTCAGCGTCGCGCCGACGGATCTCGCCGAACGCGGCCTGATTCGCCGGGTGAAGGCGGCTGAACGGGGACACATCACCATCCTGATGATGGGTGCGGCGGAGGCGGCCGAATGAATCAGCACTCCCCCATGCAGGATTTCGCCGGGTACGATGAACCCGCCGGCCCGTCGATCGAGAACGCCATCAACGTCGACCTCGAGCAGGCCGTCCTCGGCACGCTTCTGATGAACAACGAGACCCTAGGCGCCATGAGCTTCTTGGAGCCGGACGACTTCCACGAGAAGGTCCACCAGACGATCTACGCCCAGGCGAAGGCGATGATCGACAGCGGCCGCGTCGCCTCCGCGAAGTCGCTCCAGTCGTTCATTCCGCCCGACAGCATCGGCGGTATGTCCCCGAAGGAGTACCTGTTCCGGCTTCAGGTCGAAGCGGCCATGCCGATGTCGGCGGCCGGCAACGCGCGGCTCCTGCGCGACATGCGCGCCTGCCGGTTCGGATCCGCTTGCCTGGACGACGCCTGCAACGCCTTCCTGAACCGCGGCGCCGACAACCGGGTGTCCGAGATCGCCGACGAGGTGATCGACCACATGATGGCGTTGAAGGCGATGATGCCCCGCGGCGACAGCCGGGCCAACGCAGGCGTCTACGTCGACCGATTCCTCTCCCGCGTCTTCGAGGCCAAGATGTCGAGCGCGACCTACGTGCCGTTCCCGCTGCCCGAGTTCGAGGCGGTGGTGCAGTCCGGTGGATGGGAGCCCGGCAACCTCTACGGCCTCCTTGGAGCTTCGGGAGAGGGCAAGACGAGCCTTGTGCTGCAGATCATGCGCGCGGCAATGGATGCCGGCCACCCGACGCTCCTACTCTCCTACGACCAGCAGGGCGAGCAGGTAGTCATGCAGATGGCGAGTCAGGCGCGGTCGATCTCGATGCGCGCGATCTCGCAGTTCGATCCACAGTCCAGCCGTCCGACGCTCAACATGAACGAGCGCGATTGGCTGGCGGACGAGGTCGAGATCATTCGGCAGCTCCCCTGGTACGTCGAGCCGCTCCGGGACGAGAAGATCGGGCAGATAGCTAAGATCGCCGAACGCTTCGTGAAGAACTGGCGCAAGCGCCGCCGGCCGGACGGATCCGAGTGGGGCACGCCGCTCATCATCCTCGACCACAATCGCAAGGTGACGCCCGACGATCCGCGCGCCCACGAGGGCCGCATCGCCGGCGCCATCAACGGAGCAGGCAAGGCCATGGCCGGAGAGCTCGGCGCTGCCGTCCTGTTCCTGAACCAGCGCAACGGTGGCGGCGCCCGCCGTGACGTGCCCCGGCCGATCGCCGCGGACCTCTTCGGCGGGGAGCAGGCGCGCGAGGACTACGACGCGATCCTCTACCTCTACCGCGCCGAGCGCTGGATGAAGGAGAAGCTGAAGGTTGCCGGGTCCGCCTCGGAGGAAGACAAGATCAGGGCTCGCTTCCGGTTCGGCACGCGCGATCCCGAGGGGCTCGCCGAACTTGGTGCGCTGAAGGTCCGGTATGGCCAGGATGACGTCACCGAACTGCTGAAGTGGGAAGGGCGGTTCACCCGCTATGCCTCGGAGCGCCGTGCCGCGCCGGAGCTGTTCTGATGCAGTACGAGACCGGCAAGAGCTACGCCTGGTTCATCGCATTCGGGCGGGGCTACGCTGCCGTGTTCGCCTATCCCGGCAACAAGCGCACCCGCATGTTCTGCGAGGGCGGGAAGGTGGTCCAGTTCACCAGCGCCACCGACGCCATCGCGGCCGCGCAGATGCAGGTCCGCAAGGTCTGCGAGCCCGAGATGCGCAGCACGATCGCGGAAGAGGCGCAGCCCGCCGCTGACGTGCTCGACGTTGCCGGCTGGCAGGCGCGGAAGGTCGCGCAGCAGATCGAGGACCGGAAGGTGTTCCGCGGCCTCGGCAAGGGCTTTCTGACAGTTGAGACGAAGCGGAGGCGCGCGTGAGCCGTCAGCATCTACCCAACCGCCGCCCGGCCGAGAACGTAGACGTGCGCTTCCAGGGCATGGACGTCCAGGTCTCGTTCGGCTGGACCGACGACTGGCGGATCACGGAGGTCTTCGCCTCCACCCGCAAGGTCGGCACCGCGATCGACACGATGGTCCGGGACCAGTCCGTGCTTCTCTCGATTGCGCTCCAATACGGCGCCACGCCGAAGGTGCTCCTACGCTCGCTTACAATGACGGAGGAGGGCAACCCGGAGGGATTCGCTGGGCTTATCCTGCGCATGATTGTGGCCCGCGAGGCGGAGATCCGCGAGGTCGATGCCGCATGACCAACGCCAAGGGTCATCTCGACACGTTCCTGGATGGCCTCGGCGTTCGCCTGCTTCCCGTCTGGCGCCGACGCAAGGGGGCGCAGAGCCACGCCCGCGGCAAGCTGCGCGAGATCGCCAAGCACCATGGCTGGGACCACCTCGGCTTGGTCGTGCGCTTCATCATCGAGAGCGAGGGGAACAAGACCGCGCTATGGTCCGAGACGGCGGGGGCACTGTCCGACGTTCTTGCGCAGCGGCCGGACTGGCAGGACCGCCCCTCGGACGTCTTCGCTGCCATGGACACCATCGACCTCAACAAGATGCGCGAGCGCGCCGTGCGCCGCCGTCCCTGGCCGATCCGGCACACCATGCGGGCCTTCCTCTACGACGCGCTGGAGCAGCGCCTGGACACCGCGATCGACAAAGACCTGTTTGGAGAAGGCGCATGACCGACCTCACCATCGAAGCGGCCGAGCTCGCCGACATCGAGATCATCGCCCGCCACCGCTTCGTCGAGGCGGCCGAGACCATGGCCTATCTCCAGGTCCGCGGCACCCGCCCGTCGGACAAAAGCGGAGCATGGCCCGGTGTGGCCGACATCGTGGATGGGGACTACCTCGAGCGCTACCGACCATCGGCCGCCGCGATCTCGCGCGCTGAGGAGGTGATGCAAGATTGGCTGCTCGACTTCGTGCCGGATCAGGAGCAACGTGTCGTCATCTGCCGGTGGGCTGCAAGCCTCGCAGTGCCCCGGATGGTCGGCTCCTTCCGCTCGTTCTGCAAGAAAACGGGCCGAAATCGAACGACCGCAGATCGACGGGTAAATCTTGCATTCCAAAGCGTTGCCAGCGGGTTGCGAAAACTGTCTAAACCGTTGCGCGAGCCTGACTTCTCGCGGACTGGACCACTCCTGCCGGATTGGGGTACAGACTTCGATATGGTCGCGGAACGTGTGGCGGAGAGGCAGACAGCCTGGCACGCACCCGGAGCGATACCAACCAATCGACCGGATCTGCGAGACACGAGTTGGGCTGACGCTCAGGTCGCCCGTCGACGCGATCAGGAAGAGCGGCAACGTCGGGAGGCTGCCATGCGTCCCGCCGCTGTAATGGCGGCAGCAGGGAGTTCAGCCCGGTAGGGCATGGAGATCGAGGCGCCTGCGCGGATAGCGGTCCCGTCCAAGCGGGGTTGCTTTGACCCAAGCGGGCGCCTCGAAGCCATCAGGACGGCGGACGGACAAGGCTAAGGCCCGTGAGGTGAAGGCGGGGTGTGGGAGCCACGGGCTACGGTTCGCGGCCTCGACCACCGAAGCCAGATCCAAGCCGGGGTGGGAAGCGAGTGGTCCAGCCTCAAACTAACAGGGCGGAGGTCCGTGCGAGGTTTCTACGTCGCTAGCGGATAAGCCAAGGGCAAAGCAGGACGACGGTTCTGCGCCTCTCCCTGCCACCTAACAAGCAGCCCCGGTGGGCGCTTTGACAGCATCAGGACGTAGGCGGTCGCAGACGCCGAGGCAGGCCAAAGACTGCGCGAGTTGGGCCCGCCGAGTTGCATAAGCTGGGGCGGAATACCGCGTAGGCCTCGGCGCCGTCCAAGCGGCCGCGACTACGGTGCGTCCTGACCTATCGCATCAATGGCAGTGAGGGCTGCCGACCCGGTTGTCCATGTGGCAGCACTGGCCGGGAGGCGAGCTCTTCCGGCAGCCGCCACCGTGAGCTTGGGCGCCGCTGGTGAGCGCGAGGATGGCAGTCGCTGCCGACAAGATGATGGTTCGCATGGTGATCCCCCGATGCTCACAACGAGCATAGGAACTGGAACACGCGCGGATTGTGATTCGCCATAGGATTGTCGGAGTAGCCGTAAGCTGACCCCCGTCTAACCTGGTTGCGAGAGCGGCCTAAGCGCAGCGGCAGAACGCGCTTCCGCCAGCGCGGTAGGGTGGATCATCGACAAGTTGCCGAGTGCTGACCCAATGGACAGTGACAAGCGCTCGATTGCCAGAACATGGACGAGACGAAGCGCTGAGCGTCCGTTCTCAATGTCCTGAATGGCTCGTAGGGACATACCCAGGTAATTAGCGAGTTGGGTCTGCGTCAGGCCCAGGCGCTTGCGGAGTGCGATGAACTCTTCGACAGTCATTGATCGAAACCCTTCCGCAGCCTATCTTAGATGCTGCAACCGGGGGACCCGTAGGCCCCCCGGCCGCTTCTTACCTCAGGCTGATGATCAGGCTTCCTAGGGCGATGATCACTGCCAAGGCTTGAAGGATCAGGCTGGCTGTCTCGTAGGACATGGCCTTCTCCTTTGCAGTCAGGCGGAATTGCCTGACCCGTTCTTTATATGCACAAACTGCGTATGATGCAACGGAGAATATGCAATAAATGCGTATTATTCGGGCCCCGTCAGCTTCGGCTGGCGGGGCTCGTCGTTTGAGCTTCGGCGTCCGCATAGCGCCGTTGGCAGATGAGCGTAACCCGGACAGATCAGAAAGCAGTCGGACGCGGGGGCAGAGCCCGCCGGCTCCACCATTGCGGGGCCGACACAGGATCGACGCCTGCGGGAAGAGATGAACGCGCTCGGGCATGGCGCCACCCTCATCGGGCCGACCACGGAACTGTCAACGACAACGTTCCCGCTGAGGATCGTCGCATCGCGGCGTAACCCTCTTGGGCTCGCCCGGCGGCCTCGAAACAGAAGGCCGGGCACCGATTGCCTCGGGCGTTTGAAAAACAATCAAAGGAAATCAAACGATGGGACGCGGCGGAAAGCGCGCTGGCGCCGGCCGTCGAAAGGGCGCGCAGAACAAAGCAACAGCGCAGCGTGAGCGCGACGTTGCGAAGGGCGGCGACACCCCGCTCGACTACATGCTGAAGGTCATGCGCAACCCAAGGGCTGACGGCGAGCGCCGCGACCGGATGGCGGTGGCCGCCGCCCCCTACGTTCACCCCAAGCTCGCATCCATGCAGCACACCGGGCCGAAGGGCGGGCCGATCCAAACCGTCGACGTCGCCAAGCTCAAGGGCATGACGAACGAGGAGCTCGACCTTCTTGAACGTGCACTTGTCCAGATCGGAATTGTTGACGGCGATCCGGGCCGAGAGGGATGCGAGGAGGTCTGAGGACGATCGGCTTGCCGAGCGCCGTCGGCTGCTCGCATCCCATCAGGTCTTCACCACCAAGTTCTTCCTCGAGAAGGAGGGGCAACCGTTCTCGGTCGCCGCCTTCCACAGGGTCATTTTCTACACGCTCGACCGGGTGTTCACCGGCGAGATCAAGCGCCTGATCATCAACGTGCCGCCGGGCTACGGGAAGACCGAGCTGGCGGTGGTGAACTTTATCGCCCGCGGCTTCGCGATCAACCCGCGCGCCCGCTTCATCCACGCCAGCTACGCCCAGGCGCTTGCGCTCGACAACTCGTCCAAGGTGAAGGACGTGATCGGGCTGGAGGGGTACCAAGCGCACTGGCCGGTGCGGATGCGGGCCGACACGAACGCGAAAGGCCTGTGGCGGACTACCGAGGGCGGGCATCTTCGCGCGGCCGCCGCGGGTGAACCGATCACCGGATTCCGAGCTGGCATTCTAGCCGAACCGGGGTTCACTGGCGCTCTGGTCATCGACGATCCGCTGAAGCCGGACGACGCCTCATCGGACACGACACGGAAGTTCATCAACGCCCGGTGGGAGAATACCTTCAAGTCGCGCCTCGCGCACGAGGACGTGCCGGTCATCGTGATCATGCAACGGTTGCACGTCGACGACTTCGTGGCGCACCTTCTGGAGAACTCGGGCGAGCACTGGCATCTGCTGAGGCTGCCCGTCCTCATAGAGGGCCCAGGAGAGGCGCCGGCCGGTGATGTGACGCTGGTCCCGCACGGGCTGCCCGACGGCCCCCTGTGGGCTCAGAAGCACACGCTGGCGCAGATCGCCACGCTGCAGGCCGCGCCGCATGTCTATGCCGGCCAGTACGCGCAGGAACCGACCGTCGCGGGTGGCAACTTGTTTAAGCCAGGACTAATGCCGCGCTATGTGGACGTGCCGCGCCTGTTGTGGCGCGCCATCTACGTCGACACGGCGCAGAAGACCAAGGAGCGCAACGACTACACGGTGCTGGAGCACTGGGGCGCGGGAGCGGATGGGAAGGCCTATCTGCTCGACGTCGTGCGTGGCCGCTTCGAGGCGCCGGAACTGGAATCAACCGCAAAGACGCTGTGGGATCGATGCCGCGGATCGGAATGGCCGGTCGAACGCTTCGGGCACCTCCGCAAGATGGCGATCGAGGACAAGGTGTCGGGCACGGGCCTGATCCAGTCCCTAGCGCGCAAGTCGGTGCCGGTGATCGCCCTGCAGCGGGATCGAGACAAGTACACGCGAGCCCTCGACGTGGTGCCGAGCGCCGTCACGGGGCTGGTGGTGCTGCCTGAGAGCGCGCCGTGGCTGAAGGCCTTCGAAAGCGAACTGGCGGCATTCCCTGACGGCTCGTTCGACGATCAGGTGGATCCGTTTGTCGACGCCGTGTCCGAGATATGCGGCGCGCCGAGCTACACCCTCGCCAACCTGGGATGACACCATGGCCTGCAAACCCTGCGCCCAGCGCCGCGCCATGATCGTTGAGGCCCAGCGCAAAGGCGGGCTGAAGGGCGTGGTCAAGGTTCTGCCGGCCGTCGGGCGTCATCTCGTCGCCCATCCCACGAAGCGCGCGAAGTAAGGATCGGCGATGCGCGTTTGGGATACGCTCTCCAACCTCATCACCGGAATGGGGACGGCCAAGGCCAAGAGCTCGGCCACGGTCTACGCCTATGCCCCCATGGCACCAGGCGAACTGGAGGCGGCTTATCGTGGCTCCTGGCTTGCACGCAAGGTGATCGACATCCCGGCGATGGAGATGTGCCGCGCCTGGCGCCTATGGCAGGCCGAAGACGACCAGATCGAAGCCATTGAGGCCGAGGAACAGCGCCTCGGGCTGAAGGCGAAGACGCTGGAGGCGAAGACCAAGGCCCGTCTCTACGGCGGCGCGGCGATCGTGATCAGCGACGGCTCGACCGAACTTACGGAAGAGCTGCGGCCGGATCGTATTCAGAAGGGTGGCGTGCGCTTTCTGTCGGTGCTGACGTGCCGCGCGCTCACTGCCGGCGAGATGGAGACGGACCCGCTGTCGCAGTGGGTCGGCCAGCCGAAATTCTACCACATGCGCTCGGATGGGCGGGATATCCGGATCCACCCGTCGCGCCTAGTGCGCCACATCGGTGTTGGGCTGCCCGAGGATGGCTTGGGCGGCGCGACTTCGGGCTGGGGGGACAGCGTTCTCGAGCCCGTGCACAAGGCGCTGAAGGACGCCGAGAGCGCGGCCGCGAACATCGCTGAGATGACGCACGAGACGAAGGTCGACGTCGTCAAGGTGCCGAACCTAATGGCCCACGCCGCCGATCCCGACTATGAGGCCCGCTTCCTCCGCCGCACGCAGCTCGCGATGACGGCGAAGTCCGTGAACAACACCCTGCTGCTCGACAAGGAAGAGGAGTTCGAGCAGAAGACGATGGCATTCGGCACGCTGCCCGATGTCCTCGACCGCTTCCTGCAGATCGCGTCCGGCGCAGCCGACATCCCGGCGACCCGCCTCCTGGGTCAGTCCCCAGCCGGCATGAACGCCACCGGTGAATCCGACCTGCGCAACTTCTACGACCGCATCGCCGCGGGGCAAGAGCTGGAGCTTCGGCCTGCCATGGCGCTGCTCGACGAATGCCTGATCCGCTCCGCGCTCGGCTCCCGCCCGCCCGAGATCCACTACAAGTGGGCCCCGCTCTGGCAGATGGGAGAGAAGGACCGGGCCGAGGTCAACCTGAAGAACGCCCAGGCCTTCCAGATCGACGCGAACTCGGGCCTGTTCCCCGATAGCGCGTTGTCGAAGGGGCGCATCAACCAGTGCGTCGAGGCCGGCACCTATCCGGGGCTGGAGAACGCGCTGGACGAGGCGGAGGGCGAGGGCGACGCGATCGACTTCTCGGCAAAGGCGGGAGAGCCCGAGGTGCAGCCTGCACCGGTGGTGCGGATGCAGGCCGCGGCGAACGATGCCGAACCGCGTCCGCTCTACGTCCACCGCAAGGTGCTGAACGGCGCTGCGATCCGGGCATGGGCCAAGACGCAGGGCTTCACCTCGACGCTCGAAGCCTCCGACCTGCACGTCACCATCGCATTCAGCCGGCAGCCGCTGGACTGGATGAAGGTCGGCGAAAGCTGGGAGGAAGAAATCAAGATCGCCGCCGGCGGGCCCCGTGTCATGGAGCAGTTCGGCGAGGCGACGGTGCTGCTGATCCCGAGCCGGTCGCTTCAGTGGCGGCACGAGGAGATCAAGGCGGCTGGCGCTTCGTGGGATCACGAGGAGTACCAGCCGCACATCACGATCAGCTACGGCGGTGCACCTGCGGACCTGTCTGCGGTCGAGCCGTATCAAGGCGAGATCGTGCTGGGGCCCGAGGTGTTCGAGCCGCTCGATCTCGACTGGAAGGCGAAGGTGACCGAGGCATGACTATCTACGAGGGCGCCTGGAAGCCACTGCGATTTCTCCCACTCATCGAGCGGCGTCTGGTTGAGGTGAGAAATTCAGTGACGGGCGCCATAGAGACCGGATGGATCCAGTATCGGATCCGCCGGTTCGGCTGGTGATGCGCTACGAACTCGCCCGCCTCGCACCATCCCGCCGGGCGCGCACCGTCCTCCCGCCCATCTCGGCCAGCCGTGGCGCCGAGACCGACTACACCAATGCCCTGCGCGCCATGCTGCGGGGCTTGGCCGACGAGGTGCAAGCCACGATCCTGCCGGAAGTCGAGGCCGAAATGGCTCGGCAGAGGATGCTGACACAGGACGCGGTGCGGATGGGGATGTTCGATCGGCTCCTGGATGTCGCGCTTGGCCTCGCCTTGGTCGCGGAAAGGACGGTGACGCGCATTCTCGGTCTGGAGGTCGATCGGCACACCGAGCGCTGGAAAGCCTCTGTGCGGTCAACCTTGGGCATCGACATCGCCACGGTCGTCCGCAACGAGGACTTGGGCGACTACCTGGAGACCGTTACGGACCGGAACGTCGGCTTGATCCGCAAGCTGGCGCGCGACACGAGCGAGAACGTCCGACAGGCTGTGCTGAACGCCATCCTGCAGGGGCGCACGGCCAAGCAGCTGCGCGGCGACCTGACGGATCAGTTCGGCATTTCGCAGCGCCGGGCTAAAGTCATCGCGCGGGACCAGATCGCGAAGGTGACGAGCGACCTTAACCAGCGCCGGCACACGCAGGCTGGGATCACCCACTACGTCTGGTCGACGAGCCATGACGAGCGAGTGAGGGCCCGGCATAGGGCGCTCGACGGCAACGAATACGAATACGGAAAGCCGACGGGTGCGGAGCAGGGGCTTCCGCCAGGTCAGCCGATCCAATGCCGGTGCGTCGGGCGCGCGATAGTGATTTTCGACGGGGAGAGGTTCTGATGCGCGCAGGCCGGTCGTTCTGCCCTGGCTTCATGGGCCGACTCAAGCGCGTGGCGCGCACCGCTACCACCCCTGAACTTCGGGCTCGCTGGACGCGCGTTCTGGTGCATGAGTGCTGCTATCCCGGCAGCCTGACACATGCGGATCTTCGCGCCATCCAGAAGGCGGGCAGGCTGCAGGATGTGGAGAACGTTTTGCACCGCAGCCGAGTGCAGCAGTTGGAACGCCTGATGCAGATGGGGCTGCCGTACTAGCCGCCGCTCTTCTTCAGGAACATTTCCAGCGCCGTCTTCAATCCTGGCGGCGTAGGCACGTGCTGCACATCGGCGAACCGATCCACCTCGGCACGCAGCGCAGCCGGCGCACACCATTCGAACATCGCGTGATGGTGCCCCTTGGCGCCTTCCTCGATGAGCCGCAGCCGCAGGTCGATGTCATGCAGCCGCAGCTTCACGTCCTGCGTCGCCTTCAGGTTCGCGCGCAGTAGCGCTTCGATTTCGTCGAGCTGGGATCCGGCCATCGGCGAGGAACATACACCAGACGAGGGCTTCGGCCATGCAATTCATCGACACCACGGTGCTCGACAGCACGCGGCTGACCGGTGACGGCTATCTCGTGGCTGAGGCGCGCTGTGTGCGGACCGGCATCCAGGTCTACACCGGTGCGGAGGTTGGCAAGCCCGAGCTCGCCACGGTGCGCGTCTACAGGCCCGAGGCCGAGGTGTTCTCCAGCGACAGCCTCGCCTCGTTCAGCCACATCCCGATCACCGACGATCATCCCCGCGAAGCCGTCACCGCAGCGAACTGGCGCGATCTGGCGAAGGGCGAGACGTCCGGCGAGGTGCTGCGCGACGGCCACCGCCTGCGCATCCCGCTGATCGTCAAGGACGCGGCCACCATCCGGAAGGTGCAGGACGGCAAGCGCGAGCTCTCCGCCGGCTACACCTGCGACCTCGCCTTCGAAACGGGCACCACGCCCGCAGGCGAGGCCTACGACGCGGTCCAGAGGAACATCAGAGCCAATCACCTCGCCATCGTCTCACGCGGACGGGCGGGCTCGGAATGCCGCATCGGCGATGAGGCCGGCGGTTCATGGGGCGTCGCCCCGATCAACGACGAAGCACCCAAGGAGGGCCGCATGGCCGATACCCGCAAGGTGATGGTCGACGGGCTGCAGGTCGAGACGACCGACGCGGGCGCCGCCGCCATCGAGAAGCTGACCAAGGATCGTGACGTCGCGCAGACCGCGCTGCTCACGGCCGAGGCCGACCACGTCAAGGCCATTGCGGCCAAGGACGCCGAGATCGCCAAGGCCCACGCCGAGCGCGACGACGCCAAGGGCAAGATCCTGTCCGACGCCGATCTCGACAAGCGCGTCCAGGCGCGGGCCGACCTGATTACGGTCGCCGCGACGATCGCCAAAGATGTGAAAACCGCCGGGCTGTCCGACGCCGCGATCCGCAAGGCCGTCGTGATCGCCAAGCTCGGCGACGCGGCCGTGGCCGGCAAGGCCGACGCCTACATCGACGCGCGCTTCGACATCCTCGCCGAAGCGGCCGGTCAGCAGCAGGACGGCCTGCGCAACGCCATCATCGGCGACGGACGCGCCCCGGCGCCCACGCTCACGACCGACGCTGCCTACGAGCAGATGAAGGAGCGTGATCGCAACGCCTGGAACCCGAACGCGAAGAAGGAGGCCTGATCCATGGTCGCTCCCGTCGTTTCCTACACCCGCGAGCCCACCGCCAAGGGCTATCCCGGCATGGTCGCCACGACCGAGCCGCACTGGATCACGTCGATGATCGGCGAAGTCGGCACTGGCGATATCCCGTTCGGCTCTGCCGTCGTCTACGGCGCTACCGACGACACGGTGAAGAAGCCGACCGCAGGCGGCAAGTTCGCAGGCATCGCGGTTGCCGACCGCACGGTGCTCTTCGCGCAGGGACTCGTGTTCCGGCAGTACGACCAGTTCGGCTGCATGCGCAACGGCACGATCTTCGTCACCGCGCTCGCCAACGTCGTCCAGGGCGACCCGGTCTACATGACCCCGACCGGCGGCCTGACCAACGCCTCGTCCGGCAACACCATCCTTGCCGACGCCGAATGGATGGACACCGCGGCGGCCAATGCCCCGGCGCGCATCCGCCTCAACGTCACCAAGTAAGGGGAGGGCCACATGCTCACCATGGACGCGCCTACCCTGGCGCTGAACTTCATGCGCACCGCGCAGTCGTACATCGAGCCGGGCATCTACGCCCGCCAGTACCCGGACTTCCAGTACCGGGAGCTGGTGCCCCTCGACAACTCGGCCCCCGAGTGGATCACCCAGATCGAGTATTTCTCGATGGGCGACGACATCGGCGAGGCTCGCGAGTTCGCCCCCGAGGGTGACGATGTTCCGTTCGTCGACTTCCAGCTCGACAAGGGCGACGGCAAGGTGACGATGGCCTCGATCGGCTATCGCTACAACCTGCAGGAGCTCGCGCACGCTCAGGTCTACGGCATCCGCCTGACCGACGACCGTGCCGACGCTGCGCGCCGCGCCTACGAGCGCTACGTGGACAACACCGCCTTCCTCGGCCGCGCCAAGCTCGGCAAGACCGGGCTGGTGAACTCGGGCAACGTCACGGCGGTAGCTGCGGCCAACGGTGCCGCCGGCACGTCCACCTGGGCGACCAAGACAGCCGACGAGATCCTTCGCGACGTCAACGCGGCGCTCTCGGCGATCTTCCTCGGGACCAACGGCATCGAGCAGGCCGACACGATCCTGCTTCCGCAGGCGCAGTACGAGCTGCTCGCCACGCGGCGCCTCGACCCGACCATGACGACGACGATCATGGAGCATATCCAGCGCGTCAACGTCTACACGCTGCGCACCGGGCGTCCGCTGACGATCCGCGCCGTGTTCGGCCTCGAGACGGCGGGCGCCGGCGGCTCGGCCCGCATGGCCATCTACCGCCGCGATCCGTCGGTGGTGAAGCTGCATGTTCCCATGCCGCTGCGCTGGCTCCAGGCCGAGTCTCGCCTGCTGAAGGTCGAGATCCCCGGCATCTTCCGCCTCGGCGGTGTCGAGGTCCGTCGCCCCGGTGCGATGCGCTACGTGGATGGGATCTGAGCCATGACCGACATCACCAACAACTCGGGCGGGCCGATCGGCCTCCCCAACGGCCAGGTGATCCAGCCGAAGGCCACGGTTGATGTGCAGGATTGGGATGACCAGTCCGGGCACGTGGTCGTCAAGGCGTGGCTCAAGGCCAAGGTGCTGACGACCGGGAAGCCGGCAGAGCCCGAGCAGACGGGCGACGGCCGAGACGAGAACGGCGACACGCCCGAGATGGCCGAGATGCGCAAGCGCTTCGACGCATCCTACGCGCAGGCAGCCGGCGAGATCGAGCGTCTGAACGGCGAGCTTGCCGCGCGCGACGCCACGATCATGGAGCTGCAGGCGTCGCAGGCGTCGCAGGCATCGGCTGGTCCGGCTGCCGGCGGCGAAGGCGAGCAGGATCCGCCCAAGCCCACCTTCTCCGTGAAGGACAAGGGCCGCGGATGGTTCGCCATCGTCGACGCCGACGGCAACGAGGTGACCAAGTCGCTGCGTGACGACGCCGTGGAAGGCTTCGACGCCAAGTCCGACGAGGACAAGGCCGCCTTCGTCGACGCCAACAAGGCGGACTGACCAATGTCGGCCGCCAACGTCACGAACAGCCACACGGACACGCTCACGCTTCCGAACGGCCAGGCGATCAAGCCGAAGACGACCGTGCGCGTCGCCGATTGGGACAGCATGGCCGGTCATCCGGCGGTCAAGGCATGGGTGGCCGCCAAGGCGCTCGTCATCGACACGAAGTCCGCCCCCGTTCCGCAGGAAGGCCAGCCGATGACGGCGGCCGACCTGCTGGCGGCGGACGACATGCCCTGGCCGGCTTTCCGCGCGGAAGCGCGCCGGATTCTCGGCTCGGAGGCGCCCGACCGCAAGGACGAGATCGTCGCCGCACTCAAGGCCAAGACGGAAGCCTGAACCATGGCCTACAGCGTCCCGACCTACGACCAGTTCATCGCGCGCTATCCCGTCTTCCAGCCTGCGTCAGAGGCGCTGGTCCGCTCGGTGCTTGCGGAAGCTGCGCAGACGGTTGGGGCACCCGGCGAAACACGGTGGCTGGAGCGCGACTATGCCCCAGCCATTCGTCTCCTGACGGCGCACAACCTCATCGTCGAGGGCGTGCTGTCGGGTGGCAGCGGGTCTGCGGATGGCACCTACGCCGGTCCTATCACGAAGGAGCGCGTCGGCGACGTCGAGGTCACCTATGGCGGTTCGTCGTCTTCATCCGATGACGGGGTGTCGAACTCGGCCAACCCGCTCGCCTCGACCTCCTACGGCCGCCAGTACCTCGCTCTGATGCGGGCGAACTTCGGCGGGCCGCTGGTGGCCTGATGTTCAAGGGCGAGGTCATCCGGCATCGCCGCATCGACGTCTCGGACCTCGCCATCAAGCTGAAGGGCCCGACGAAGGTCAAGGTCGGCTTCCCGTCCGGCAAGGCGGGCGCCGACATTGTGCAGCGCGCTGTCTGGAACGAGTTCGGCACCCGCGGGGGCGCATCCGGCGGCGGCTGGGGCGGGCCCGTTCCCGAGCGCCCATTCATGCGCAACGCGATGCGGTCGAACCGCGGCAAGTATCAGCGGGCGATGGCAGCCGGCGCCCGTGAGGTGCTTCGGTCCTCAACCAGCTTGCGCAGCATTCTCCCGCGGCTCGGCGCGCTCGCGCAGGGCGACATCCAGGCCGAGATCACAGCACTCCGTTCGCCGCCGAACAGCCCGGTGACGATCGCCCTCAAGGGCTCGTCCAACCCGCTGATCGACACGGGCGAGATGCGGCAGCGCGTGACTTGGCAGGTGGAGGACGACTGATGCTGAACGTCCAGCGTGCCATCAACAACGTGACCGGCGGGACTGTGTCTCTTGTCCGCGAGAAAGGTTCGTGGGCGCGAGGGAAGTGGGTTTCCGTACCATCCGCCCCGCAACCCATCCGCGCCTCTGTGCAGCCTGTCTCGGGCCGGGAATACCAGAATTTGCCGGAAGGCATCCGCAACGAAGCGCAGGCCGTCATCTACTCGCCCGTCGCGCTGCGGTCCGATGACACGATCGTGGACGGCGAGACGCGCTACCGGATCCTGTCGATCGACGACTGGCTCGCGCGAGGCGGCTACTGCAAGGCGGTGCTCGGCGCATTGAAAGCCACGGCATGACCGAGGACGACGTCGCCGATCGCCTCTGGCAGTGGCTGACCGAGCTGCTGGACACCACCGTCATTCACGCATTCCAGGGGGCACAGGCTCCTGCCGAACCGTACATCGTCCTGAACCTGACGCTCGCCGGTTCGGTCCGGGCCAACCAGGCGGACTGGGAGTTCACCAGCACGGGAACGGGTGCCGACGAGGTCTGGAGACAGGCCCCGGTGCTCGAATGGTTCTGGCGTTTCTCGCTGAACTGCTACGGCGCCGGCGGAGCGACCATCCTCCGTCAGCTTCGATCGGCGCAGCATGTGCCGACGGTCCTCGCATCGCTCGCGCCGCTGTCCTTGTTCGAGGTCTCGGACGTCCGGAACGTGCCTGAGCTCGTCAACGAAGAGTACGTGCCGCGCGCCCAGGTCGACATCGAGCTTCGCGGCATCCTGCGGGACGGCTTCGTGGTCGACGTGGTCGACACCACCGAACCGATCGACCCGATCGCCCTCTGATCACCACCACCGGTAGCCCGTCGAGGGCGTTAAGAAAGGACGTCCCATGACGGTGCCTATCAGCCGCTTTGTGAACGTCAACGTCAGCCGCTCCGACCGCTTTGCGACGGTCGAAGGGTTCGGCGTTGCGCTCCTCTTCCAGTCGAAGGCCGTGACGGGCCAGCTCGACGCCACCCACCGGACGAAGGTCTATGGGTCCATGGACGAGGTCGCGGTCGACTTCGTCGGCACGGACGCCTTCTACAAGGCCGCCGAGCAAGCGTTCTCGCAACGCCCGTCGCCGACCCAGGTCAAGGCCGGCTTCGTCTCCCTGACGGCCTACACGGCGGCGAGCGGCGATCTGGCGAAGAAGGCCGCGTTCAAGCTCGAACTCGACGCGATCGAGGATGCCGACGGCGGCTGGTACTGGTCCGACGTCGAGGCCCCGCTGCGTGACACCGCCGCAGCGCAGGCGCTGATCGAATGGACGCAGGCGCGGCGCAAGTTCGCATCCATCACGTCCAACGACGTGAAGCTCGAGGACGGCACCGACACCACGAACATCGCGGCCCGGAACAAGCTTTCGAGTTTCGACCGCACGCGCATTTTCTATCACACCGACCCCGAGCAGTATCCGGGCTTCGCCAACGCGGCCAAGCTCGGCACCTTCAACTTCGACCAGGAGGGCGCCGGTTACACCGCCAAGTTCAAGGCGGTGGAAGGGCTGGCGCCGATCGACAAGCGGTCGTCGGTCGTCCAAGCGATCACTGGCTTCGTTCCGGCACTCGGCCGTGACCCGGCGGCGGGGCATCTGGCGGACACCTACGTCGACACGAAGGGCGTCGCGCTGGTCGTCGAAGGCGGCACGCTGGACAAGGACGTCTTCATCGACGAGACGCACGCCACCGACTGGCTGGCGGCCCGGATGGAGGAGGAGACGTTCAACGCGCTCCTTGCCAACAAGCGGGTGCCGATGGACAACCCGCGCGGCATGGCGATCCTCGCCGCGGCCGCCGAGGCGGTCATGGTCCGAGCCGATCGCGCCGGCATCGTCGCGCGCTACACCGACGACAACGGCGAGATCCAACCGGCCTTCACCGTTACGCCCGGCGACGTCACCACGATCTCGGCCGCCCAGCGCAAGCAGCGCATCGCGCCCGCCACGCAGGTCACCTTCCGCTACGCGGGGGCTGTGCACTATGCTACGGTTAACATAACGGTCGAGTTTTGACCGAGCCTTTCGGGCGACGGTTGATCGCCTGCTGGCTCCTCGTCGCCCAACGGCAGTTGCCCGGCTCATAGTTGCCATCGTTGTCGATGCGGTCGATCGAATGACGGGGCGAGGGGCGAGGCCCCATGTCGGCGAAGAAAGCATCGAAGCTTTCCCGCCACCGCTCGCAAACGGAGATACCCCGAGCGCCATAGTAGGCGTATTCGCGGCTTTTCGCATCGTAGCAACGCTGCCGCATGCTGCACCACGCATACCACTCGGGCGTCTTCGTTCGGCGATGGGTGGACCGTCGCTCACTGTTCGCTTCTGCGCGTAAGCAACCGCAGCTTTGCACGAAGCCTCGCTGGAGCGCGGCGAGGTCGGCTTCAGTTGTGCCGCCGCAATCGCACTGACACAGCCAGCGAGAGCGGGAGCGCACTCGACCGGCATATGAGGTCGCGACGAGACGCCCATATCGGGCGCCCGCGATGTTCTTGAAATGCCAGTGTGCTGGCGTAGGAATGGCATCAGCCATAGCGATCGCTCCTTGATCGTGTGGTCAGGGCCGCACGGGAGTACCAGTCCCGTTTGCGGCCCGTTTTTATAGCACAATCAACAACTAGACACACCAAGGAGTGAGCACGCATGGGTGTCTCGAGCCTTCAGACCTCCTATTCGTTCGCCAACGTCGCGGCGACGCTCAACGGCCGTGAGGTGATCGGCCTCTGGGATGGCGACGACAGCATCACGGTCGAGCCGGGCGCCGATGTCGGCACCGGTCTCGTCGGCGCGGATGGATCCACGATCTTCAGCCAGGCCGTCAACAACTCGGCCCGCATCACCCTGCGCGTCCAGCATCGCTCGCCGATCCACAACCAATTGCACCGCCTCCTGCTGGCGCAGCAGAACGGCGACATGACGGGTGTGCCCTTCACCGTCCGCGACAGCGACAGCAACGAGGGCGGCGCCTGCGACAAGGCTCACATCGTTCAGCAGCCCGGCTCGCAGAACGGCGTCAACGCCGCGGTCCGCACGTGGGTGCTCTGGACCGGCAACTACCAAGCCCGGCTTCCGAAGGAGTGATGTGAATGGCTGAGAAGAAGATCGGCGGTCGCACGTTCCAGGTGAAGCAGCCGCTGGCGACCGATGCGCTCAAGCTGCAGTTTCGCGTCATGGGCATCCTGGCGAAGTCGTCGACCGACCTCGCGAAGGTGCTCGGCGCAGTGCAGGCAGCGCAATCCGCCGATGGCGATGCGCGCGCGGCGGCCAACGCCAACGCGGTCACGGCCGTGCTCGGCATCCTCGGCAGCTTGTCGCCCGACGAGGGCACGGCGTTTATCTCCGACCTCGTGTCCATGGCGGAGGTGAAGGGCGACAACGGCCGCTTCGAGCAGGCGGACCTCGACGTCGAGTTCTCGTCCGATCCTTCCGGCCTCTATCAGCTCGTCGGGTTCGTCCTGCGCGAGGTGCTCGGCCCTTTTATCTCCGGGCTCGTGGGGAGTATGGGGGACGCCAAGACGGCAAAAGCCTGACGGCGACCGAGGTCCAGCGGATCGCGCCGAATCTCGCCACGGAAATGATGCTGTGGCGGCCGGTTCTGGCCGAGCCGCCGATTTACACCCTGGCCGACCTTCGCCAGTGGGTGACCATCGCCGACGTCATGGACGCCAACGAGGCGCTCGACCTGAAGGCGGCCATGGCGGACCGCGTGAGGCGGGACTGAGGGCGCAACCGTCAACGGATGACGGTGAGGGGCTTCGCTGATGCATGCGTGTCAGGTTTTCAACAGGCTATGCCATTTCGTGATGTGGCCTTCGCCTGGATTCGACGTTTCAGCCGCCATAGCTTAGTGCTTGTTTGATTGGTTAGAGTGGCAGTCTCGCTGGCGTACTGCGGAGAACGTCGATGCTGCATTTCATGAAGGAAGCTTTCGAGACAGCAGATGCGCTGTCCGTTCGCCACCCCTTGCCTTCAGCCAACGTCACCTCACGCGCCTTTCTCAGCAATCTCAAGGACCACGTGAGTAGCGAAGAGCGTAAGGGCCGCGAAATGCTGGCTCGCGCGCGCCAGCAGGCGGTGGATATGCGATCTGCAGCTCAACAGCTCATGTCCACCGAAGGATCGCTCGAATGGATTTGGCGTGCGCGTCAGCGCTTCGTTGTCCTGAACCAGCAGTTGGAGGGTGATATTCGCGTCATCGACATGCAGATGCGCGAATTCCTGCATCGCTTCGACGCACAAGCACGCGAGATCGGACGCCTGAATTCCGGTTTAGGACGCGCGATCAGGAAGCTGAATCGTCGGTACTATGCGGCTATCGGGATGTTCCGGACGGGGCAGATTGAACTGCTGCTGGAAGGAAAGCGTCTACAGGCCGATCTGGAGGTTCGTCTGCGGTCGGATGGTTGGGAGGGCGAATCCTACGTCTTCACACACCGCGATCGGCGATTGACGGACGAGCGACAGTCACGCATCCGAAGCCGCATCGGCCAGCCTTCGCAGGAAGCGATCGCATGGGCAAAAGCTTCTGCAGATCGGCTGAAGCTCAACAGGTGAGACGTACTGTCGATATCTCATTCGTAGAGGATGCTGCTGTCACAGACGCCTTGGACGGGGCATTGTTCGAATGGCAGGAGCCAGGGGTTAGGGCTTGGGAGGCGATCACCTGGGCCATCCTAGACAACCCGGAAGTGGGCATGCCAGTGACCGAATCCGGGAATCTGCGACTCGTGGAGTATCCCGGATCGGTTGACGATAATGAGCCGACCGTTTTCCTCCTGTACGAACGAACTGCGATCAACCGCATAACGCTCGTGGACGTGAAATTCACACAGTCCAAATATCAACAGGCGGGCAAAGCCTGAGGCATCGCAGAGCCGGCGGCATCCACCGCCGGCTTTTTGATGCCTTGCCGTGAGTGGGGGTGGTCACCCTGGAACGACGCACTCCGCATAGCCGATCTCGGTCATTCGATCAGGCGTGACGTTGGCAGCGTCCCACACGCGAATGAAGATGCGGCGCATCTCCGGCGTGCCTTCGACAAACTCAAGCGACCCGCATGCGGCTTTCGCTAAGCCGTCGCGGTTCTGCCCGTTGTTCTGAACGAACAGCCAGAGAGACCCAGGCTGGCCCCAGCTTATGTCGCGGATCTGAGGAACCGACGACGGCAGTTTGGTTAGGACCGCCTCTTCCCATGCGCCAGCCATAGCCGGCGTTGCGGATGCGATTAGCACTGCGCCAAGCAGCCAAGATTTCATGCTCATGTTCTCTCCGAGGTTCGCATCGTGATTGTCGACGAACTGATCGCCGTCCTAGGATTCGATCTTAGGGGCAAGGGCGACCTCGACCAATTCAACAAGGGTCTGGAGAACGCCGAAGGCAACGCGAAGTCGTTCGTTGTCGGTCTGACGAAGCTCGCAGCTGCTGCTACGGCGGCGTTCGCAGCGATCGGCGGCATCTCCGCGCTCGGCGGGGGCATCTCCAGCTTTATCTCGGGCGCCACGCAGACCGGCCGCACGTTCGAGGAGCTCGAAGTCCGCCTGAAGGCGCTTGAGGGCTCGTCCGAAGGTGCCAAGAAGGCGATGGACTGGATCGCGGACTTCGCGGTCCGGACGCCTCTGGAGTTGCAGCAGGTCATCGACGCGTACGCTGACATGAAGGCGTTCGGCCTCGACCCGACCAACGGCGCGCTTCAGGCAGTCACGGACGCCATGGCGGCCACGGGCGGCGGCGCTGAGAAGCTTGGCGGCATCACTCTCGCGCTCGGGCAGGCGTGGACGAAGCAGAAGCTTCAGGGCGAAGAGGCCATGCAACTCCTCGAGCGCGGCGTGCCGGTCTGGGATCTGCTGTCGCAAGGCCTCGGCAAGACGGTCGCCGAGGTCCAAGAGCTGTCGTCGAAGGGCAAGCTCGGGCGAAAGGAGATCCAGCTCCTCATCGACATGATCGGGAAGCGATATGCCGGCGCCTCCGAGGACTACGCCCGGACGTTCAGCGGCATCCTGTCGAACCTCTCCGACAACTGGACACGGTTCCTGCGGACGGTCGCCGACGGGGGCTATTACGAAGACATCAAGCGCCGCCTGCAAGGGCTGCTCGACTTCGTAAACGCCGGCTGGGCGGACGGGACGTTCGAGCGTATCGGCCAGCGCATCTCTCGCGTGATGGTTCGGTCGATGGACATCGCCGCGCATGTCGCCACCCAGGCCTACCGGATCGGCCGCGGATTCTACTACGCCGCCGACGCCATCGTCTCGCTGACGGCCAAGATCAGCGGTCTGCCCAAGGCCTTCGCGGCCGCCGGCATCGGTGCAGGCCTGATCGCATCCTCGGCGCTCGGTCGAGGTACGCTGATGGCGATCGCTCGTCGCGTGCCTGCCATTGCCGCCCTGCTGGTGATGGACGACATCATTTCGGGCCTCTCCGGCGACAAGTCGATGACCGGCGCCATGCCCGGTGGTGAGGACGCTCTGCAGCACATCCGCGACCAGTTCGCCGAGGTCCGTGCGGCGGCGGACGAACTAGCCGGCACGCTGAACGGCGTCTTCGGCATCAACGTAGGAGCCGGGCAGGGACAGCTTGAGGCCTTCTTCGCGGCGGCCAAGGACTTCGCTCAGGGCCGCGTGGTCCAGGCGTTCAACGACTTCGGCGATCGGATCGGCTACGTCGCGGACGCTCTCCGGGGCATCGCGCTGGCGATCCAGAACCCGGAAGAGGCCATGACCCGCTTCGTCGATGCCGCGATCGCGCAGATCGACCGGCTGGTGGCGGCCATTGATGACAGCCTGGGTGGCGCCCTGACGAAGTTCGGTCTGATAGGCGAAATCAAAGTCGGCCCGGCGCTCCCGCCCACGCTCTCGGTCGGCGGCGGCGCGGGGAAATCAATGCCGGCGCCTGCCAACTTCGACGCTGACGGAAGCCTTACACGGGATGGCATGGTCCAAGCCGAAGGTCTGAAACGAGACTACGGCGTCGATCCCTCGTCGCTCGCCGATGCCGCTTCGTGGGCGGCCAAAGCCATCTCGTCCGTTCAGGCCTTCCTTGAGCCCGCTGCGGCCGCGAAGTCCGCACTCATGGATCTAGAGCGGACTGTGCAGGCGCGCGCGGACCTCGACATCAATCCGATCCTGCAGAAGGTCGAGCAGGCAAAAGACGCCATCCGGTCGCTGCAGACGGTCGGCATGGTTGGAACCGGTGGGCACGGCATCGCGCCTACAAGGACACAACCCAACGCCATCGGTGGCACATGAGCGCGATCGCCTTCAACCGCGCCATCGGGCCGGTCGCCATCGACGTCGTGATCACGGAGCGGCACGAATCCACCCTGGAAATCGCAACCAACCCGATCGAGGCCGGCGCGGACATCGCGGATCACGCCTACATGGCGCCGCGCGTGCTGGTGCTCGACATCGCGGACGAGAGCGCTGCGCTGACGTGGCAGGCGCTGCGGCGTCTTCAGGAAAGCCGGGTGCCGTTCACGGTCGTCTCGGGGCTCGACGTCTACACGAACCTCCTGATCCGGAACATGAGCGCGGAGCGGAGCGCCGACTACGGCAACATCCTGCGCAACCGCATCGAGCTCCAGGAAGTGATCCTCGTCGACACCGGACAGGCTGCGGCATCGGACGGCGGCGGATCGCAGAAGAGCGAACGGGGCGGGAAAGCTGCTCCAGGCAGCAAGGGAAGCCGTAGGAGCGCGGTTCCGGCCTCGTCGCGCGCATCTGGGCAGGCGACGCAGGATCGCGCTGCACAGACTGTCCAGCGGGGCGACAGCGTGACCAAGCCGGTGGACGCACAACGCGGATCCTCGCTGCTGTTCCAGATTTTCGGGGGGACGTGATGCGCGAGTTCGTCATCACCGACCTGCCGGACCAGCAGTTCACCGTCATCCTGAATGGCCGGCGCTGCACGATCCGGCTGCGCTACAACGTCTCCGCGGATCGCTGGATGATGGATCTGTCCATTGACGAGGCGCCCGTGCTGACCGGTCGCAAGCTGGTGCTCGACACGGACTTGCTCGCGCCCTTCGACTTCGGGCTCGGTACGATCTTCCTGTCCGATCTCGGATCAGGGGCTCAGCCGGATCGCAAGGCGCTGCCGGAAGGCCGGGTGCGCATGTTCCACGCCACAGCCGAAGAGATGACCGCGGCGCGCGCGGCGTAGAGGTTTCATGCTGCAGTACCTTCGGAAGATCCGCGTCACCTTCCAGGGGGCGTCGGGCGGCTTCGTCGTGAACCCTGGCAACGAGACCGGGGACCAGCTTCGGGTATCGTTCTCGGTGTCGAAGGACATCTCGGGCGAAGCGAACGAAGCCAGCATCGAAATCTGGAACCTCGCCAAGGATCACCGGAACGCCGTCGGCAAAGAGCTGGATCAGGTGACGCTTGAGGCCGGCTACATCCCGCCTGCGATGCTGGCCGGCGGTGGCGGGTCGTCGAACGTCGGCATCATCTTCAAGGGCCGGCTGCGGGACGTCGAGCACCGCCGCGAAGGCGCCGACATCGTCACGCGCATATCATGCGGCGACGGCGACGCAGCGCTGCGCAAGGCCGTCATCTCGAAGACTTTCAAGGCCGGCACGCCGGTCAAGGAGGTGGTCGAAGCGCTGCAGAAGGAGTTCGAGAAGGAGGGCGTGGACCGCGGAGAGTGGAAGGGGCTCGACGATCTACCGCCTTTCAAGCGGCCTTATTCGATGTGCGGATCGTGCTCGCGCGAGATGGACCGGATCGGTCGCTCGCACCGCCTCTACTGGTCCTCGCAGAACGAGGCGATCGAGATCATCCCAAGCGACGCCGCGATCGAGTCCTCGGCCTTCATCAGCGCCCGCACGGGCATGGTCGACACGCCGACGATCACCGACAACGGCGTGCGCGTCACCGCGCTGCTGAACCCCGAGATCCGTCCGAACCGCAAGGTCATCGTCGAGAGCGAGACCCTGGAGATGAACGGCGAGGGCGGCGCCTACCGCGTGTCCTCCGCCACCTACAACGGCGACAACCGAGACGGCGACTTCACCGTGACCATCGTCGGCGAGCGCTTCGAGAGCGGCAAGGTCGACGAGGGCATCGGTGTGCCGCCGCGCAAGAAAGGGGGCTGATGTGTCGGGCAACCTCGGCAAGACCACGAACAATCCGCAGACGGCGATCGGCGTGCTGGCGCAGGCAGAGCGCGAAGACCAGTGGGGCGAGATGCCCGGCCGGGTCGTGTCGTTCGATGCGGCGAAGCAGACCGCGACCATCCAGCCGCTGTATCGCAAGCGCCTGAACGGCACACCGACTGACTTACCCGAGCTGCTCGAGGTGCCAGTGCGCTTCCCGCGCGCCGGCGGCTTCGTCATCACCACCCCGATCAAGGCCGGCGACCCGGTGACGCTGCGCCCGCAGATGCGGTCGTCCGAGACCTACCATGCGGCCGACGGCGCCTATGCCGCGTCCGACACCCGGTCCTTCAACCTGTCGGACATGGAAGCCTTCCTCGACGGCGGTGAAAGCCTGTCCGACCCGATCCCGAACTTCAACTCGCAGAACATGGAGATCCGGTCCGCCGACGGCCGCTTCGCCATGGAGATGAGCGAGGACGGCAAGTTCAAGATGCGCGGCGCGGCCGGCAACTGGTTCGATCTCATGGCGGCGCTGGCCGAGCTTCTCGCCGCCGACACGCTGGTCATCAAGTACGGATCCTCGGCCGGATCGGGCCACGCGCTGGAGAACCAGGCTGCCTACGCCGAGATCGCCGGCAAGCTGCGCGAGATGGCGCTGTGACGCCGGTCGCGCGCGTCGGGCTGGCGCTGGACCCGGCAACGAACGACCTCTTCCTGACGGCTTCCGGCGACCTCGCACTAGCGACCGACGCCCAGGCCGTCAGCCAGCACGCCAAGCAGCGGCTCATGACCTTCCAGGGGGAATGGTTCCTCGACACGACGGCGGGCGTGCCCTGGATCGAAGAGATCCTTGGTAAGAGGCCAGCCCTGACCTTGGCCGAGGGCGTCATCAAGGCCGAGATCCTTGATACCGACGGCGTGACGGCGATCAACGAGTTCGCCATCCGCTTCCGTGCCGGCGATCGGCGCCTGGACGTGCCCAAGGCGAACATCTCGACCGAATACGATGAGGACCAGCCGCTATGAACTTCGGGGTTCAGCCGACGGGCTTCGTCCGCAAGAACACTGCGCAGATCCTCGACGAGGTCGAGCAGCAGCTGGTGACCGAGTTCGGGCCCGGCGTCATCCAGACCCCGCAGTCGCCGCTTGGGCAGATCAACGGCCTGTTCGCTGACCTCGTTTCGGAGCTGTGGGAGCTCGGCGAGGACATCTACCAGTCCTACGACCCCGATCAGGCGGAAGGCACGCGGCTGGACATCCTCGGCCGCTTGCGGCTGGTCGCGAGGCCCGGTGGACTGCCGGATGCCCGCTTCCGCAGCGCCATCACCAACGAGGGCACCGCACGGATCACCCTGGCCGATCTCGTGACCGCCGTGCGCGCGGTCGATGGTGTGACCTGGGGCGTCGCCTTCGTCAACGAGACGGGCGCCCAGGACGACAACGGCATGCCGCCGAACAGCATCGCGGTCGCGGCGTTGGGCGGGACGGACGAGCGCATTGCGGACGCCATCAACCGCTTCATTCCGCCGGGCATCTCCAGCTACGGCAATGTCCGGGTGCCGGTGGAAGAGGACGGCTACTGCCGGACGATCAAGATGATCCGCCCGGTCGAGACCGATGTCGAGCTCGTGGTGCGCGTGATCCGCGGCCAGACGCGCAAGGGGTGCCCGTCACCCGCGCCGATGGCGATCGGCCAACTGCTCTACGACCACCTGACGGCCTCCGAGACCCGCCCTTGGAACGGCGAGAACATCACGCCGTACACAATCCGATCCTTCCTCGAGGCGAACTTCGACGGCGTCATCTACGACAGCTTCCAGGCCCGGAAGGCTGAGTTCGACGAGGCCTTCGACAACGTGGTGCCGATCGACTTCTTCGAGATCGCGAACGTGACCTCAATCGGCATCCAGGTGATCAGCGAATGACCTGCGTCGACGACTTCGAGTCCGTCAATCCGAGGCTGGACCGGATCCTCACGCAGTACCGGGAAAGCCCGAAGCTCATTCACCTGATCCGCACGCAACTGCGGCAGGTGGAGATGGTGGCGCAGGCCATCTGCGACCTGCCGAGCTTCTTCGACATCGACACGGCCGTGGGCGACCAGCTGACCTTGCTCGGCAAGCGCCTCGGCTTCCCTCGCGAGCACTGCGTTTGCGTCACGCAGCCGGTGTTCGGTTTCTCCTGCGGGGACGATGACGGGCTGCAGATCCTCGGCTTCTGCGAGGGCGCCTCCTGGCTCGACTGCGGCGTGCTCGGTGTCTCCTACGTGACGATCACCGACGACGAGCTCTACCGGAAGTTCCTGCGGTCGCGGATTTACCAGACGCAGGCCTATTTCGACACGGACAGCCTGAAGACCGTGGTCCGCATGTTCTGGGGCGACCAAGCCATGATCCTCGATCGCAACCGGGGCAGGGTGGTGGTGGCGCCGGGGCGAGACCTGACCGCTGCCGAGAAGGCCGTACTGCAGCTCTACCCGCGCGTGTTGCCGGTGCCGCTCGGCATAGGGATTCGCTTCCACCTCTACTCGGTCACGGCCGTGTTCGGGTTCGGCACCGGCTGGCGAGGCTTCTGCCAGGGCGACGTGACGCCGGGCGATCCGATCCTCACCGAAGACGACAGCCCGATCCTGACCGAACGTGACCGCCCCCTTCTGACGGACGCCGTCGACACGAACCCCGTGTGGATGTGCGCCCTCGACGTCAAACCTTACGATTGCTGAGAGGCGCCAGATGGCAAACTTTGACCCGCCGTTCGCGACAGAGGCCGTGAAGCGGTTCCCGACCAGCGACGAGCGCCAGGACGGTTTCGACTGCGGCCCCGCCGATCGCGAGCTTTTCGACGGCCTCTTTCACCGCATCGAGGCCGAGATCGGCGAGGTCATCAAGTATGCGGGCATCGAGCAGACCGACACTGACCTGACGCAGCTGCGCAAAGCGATCCAGGCGATCATCTCAACGGCGCTGCCTTCGGACGATGGCGAAGAGATCGACCCGACGCAATTTGTACTGATGGCGCAGGCCCGCGCGCGCCTGCCGATCTTCCCCGAGATCAATACCTCGGACGGCCGCATCACGATCGTGGCGGCCGGGACGGGTACGGTGCGCCTGCCGGGAGGCGTGACGTTCACTCACCGCGGCATCTATCCGATCTCGACCACGCAGCAGGATTTCCCGACCGCGCCGAGCAAGGTCTACCACCTGCGCTGGACGCCGGGCGAAAACTTCCAGCTGCGCGATCTTTCGGACACGACGGTCTACAACCCCGGCAGCCTGCCCGAGACGTCCCCAGCGTTCGATAGCAAGTACGACGACATGCTGATCGCGCGTGTGATCACCAACTCATCGAACATCGCGACGATCACGCCGTTGGCGAACAAGAACGTGCTCGCGGGCGAGTTCTTCAACGAGTTTACGTTCCCTCAGCTTCGGCCCGGCGCCGTGTCGGATCCGATCCTGGCTTCGGCGATCGACATCAACTGGGCGCGCACGCCGATGGTCTCCTTCGGCCAGATGGGAGCGAACGGCACAATCTCGCTCGCTGGCAACGTCGACTTCGGCGTGACGGGCAACATTAACAACTTCAAGCGAAGCGAAACCAGCCGCTACAACACGAAGACCGCGCTCCAGGCCTACAATCCGGGATCGCAGAACGCGACAATTTCCGCGCAGTATCAGATCGTGGCGAGGGCATAAGCGATGTCCAACGTCACGATCGGCACACGCATCAGCGAACTGCCGGCGACGAGCTATCCGTCGCTCCAGCACCTCATCCCCGCGTCGAAGGACGGCGAGACGGTCAAGCTCACCATCGAGCAGATCAAGAGCATCCTCGCGCTGGTGGCGGAGGACGTCGCGTTCCGGACCGGCACCGTGGAATCGGCCCTGGCCGCTCTCGTTGATGCGCCGGCGCCGGAGGACTTCACCCAGCAGATCGCCGACCTCTCCGCCGCGTTCGCCGCGCTCCCTGCCGCCGTCTCTGCTTCGGTCTACGAGACCCAGCGCTTCTACGGGATCTGACCCATGGCCGTTCGCCCTGTCATCATCACGAACAAGCCCACCACGACGCTCTCAGACGCCACGACTGTTCCGACCGGCAAGGAATGGATCGCCCGAACCTTCCGCGCCTGCAACAAGTCGCTCAATGATAGCACGGCTACAGTCACGATTGCCGACAGCTACGTCGCCTTCAACGCGACCGTGGGGGTGGGGAAGGCCGTGAACGTGTTCGGACCCGACAGCGCCATCCTGCCAGCCGGCACGCTCATTCGCACCCGCGCGGGCGCCAACGACACGATCGACATCACCATGTTCTTTGATGAGCGGGACGTCTGATGCAGGGCCATGTAGCACAGAGCGTCGGCGGCGCGCTGCCGAGCGGGCTTCAGGCGGCCATCGGCGTCTCCCTGCGTCCAACGGAGCATTATCGCTACGAGCAAGGCTCACACACGTGGACCGCCCCGCGTGACGGGTTCGTGGATCTCACGGCAATTGGGCCGGGGGCTAGTGGTGTATCAACTGGCTCTTCAACAAACGGTCAAGGTGGTGGGTCGGGGGCAACAGGTCGAAGCACGAATATTACAATCTCGGCGGGACAACAAATTCAAGTTGCTGTTGGTGCACCCGGCGCGAGCACTAGTCCGAGCTCGAATCGCCCCGGTCTTCCCGGTGGGGACGTAACATTCACGTTGCCTAGTGGTGCGGTTCTTCGTGCACAGGGTGGGGTCATTGCGTCAAACGCAACCCCTGCCGCTGCCACCGGTTTTCAAGAGAATCGATCCGGTGTTGCTGCTGAAACTGGAAACCGTATTGGCGGGTCGTCTCCAGGCGTCGGGGTATCCGGCTCGCAGATTGAATTTGCAGCGAATAGGGCCGTTGCGACCCAACCCGTTACCCCCGGGAACGGTGGCAACGGAAGCTTGACGAATACTGGCGGCGGAGCTGAAGGCGGCGAAGGCCTCGCACTAATCGATTTTGTGAGCTTCCTATGACCGATCTATACCGCCGGAATCGCGGCGCCCCTGCGGCTCTTCCGCCCGTTGCCTACGACCTCGACAACAACGCCTATACCGCGCCCTACGGGACGGCGGATTTAGCCATGCTCGGGTTCGTCAAGGCGCCGAAGAAGCCGGATGACACCGACACGCAGACGGCCGCTTGGGATGCGAGTGCCGAGAAGTGGGTCATGGTCGACCGGCCGCCCGTCCTAGAGCCATCGCCACCGACTGCCGACGAAGTCGAGGCGGAAAAGGTGCGCCGCATCGAGATCGGTTTCCCATTCATGGGCAAGACGATTCAAAGCCGGCAGGAAGACCGCGAGAACATCGCCGGGGCCAAGTCGGCCGCACAGGACGCCAAGCTTCTCGGTGCTGAGCCCGGCGAACTCAGTTGGCAGAAGCGGCTAGATACGGACAAGGGCGCGGAAATCTTCGCCTGGATCACGGCCGACAACTCCCTGCTGCAGCTTGACGCCGACGCGATGATCGCCATGGGCTACGCCGCCATGCTGCACAAGCAGCGGCTGATCTTCGTGGCGAAGGGGATCAAGGATCGCGTAGCTGCAGGCGAGAGGATCGCCGACGTCACGGCCGACGCGCTTTGGGAGTAAGTCATGACGGGCGAGCGATATAAGCGCATAGCGCAGCCCGGAGACTGCAAGCCCGGCCTACAAGCGGGCGACCATGACGGCTGGCTGCTCTTGGACGGACGAACGATCCGGCGGGCGGCCTATCCGTATTTCTTCACCAAGCTGAAGCTGCCAGGAGACGAGGCGGTGTTGCCGGACGTGCGCGATCGGCTCCTGATGGGAGCTGGCGGCAGGTTGAATGTCGGGGAGAAAGGCGGATCGTCCACCCTGACGCTGACGGCCGATCATCTGCCGGCGCATCGCCATGCGACCGAGAAGGTTACGGCGTCCGCCACACAGCCACAGAAGGCCCTCCTGACAGGTATCGGCGTCGGAGACGTGACGAAGCCGCCAACCGTCTCGATCGCTGCTGGCGGAGCAGAGACGGGCGAGGTCGGCGGCGGCATACCGATCGACCTTCCAACGCCGCCGCATTTGGCGCTCGCCTGGTTCGTATTCACCGGGCAGAGCGGTTAGGTGAGCGCCTACACCGACGCCCCGATCGTCTTCGAGCGGCTGGACGGCATCTTCTACCGCCAGCACGGGCGCACGAGCTGGGAACTCGGGCACAAGGGCTCCGGCCATTGGGAGCATGTCGAGGACGGGACGGTCTTCGACGTCTCGATCCCGTGGTCGCTGCGATGGGCCTTCTCGCCGCGCGATCCACGATACCTGAAGGCGGCCGCGCTCCATGACGAGCTGCTGCGCCGGGGCTTCGACCGCGTCACGGCGGCCGGAGCCTTCAACGAGGCGCTGAAGGCTGACGGCGTGTCCGCCGCGCGCCGACTGGCGATGGTCTCTGCCGTCGCGTTCTACCGCTGGTCCTGACGGGCCGAACCCACAATCCGATCCACTGCCAGGGCGCCCGCGAGGCGCCTTTCTAATAGGAGCATCTCCATGGCCCTCTCTGGTCTCCATGTCGCCTTCGGCTACGCCGGGTTTGCCGGCCCTCTGAGCGCTCGCGCCGCGGCGCTCGCTCGCAAGCCTGTGTCCTCGCAGACCCTCGCGTCGGCGGGCACCAGCACCATCGTCGCTCCGCCTGTCGAGGTCTCGTCCGGTTCGGCGATCGTCAGCCTGCGTTGCTCACAGGACGCGTGGATCGCTGTTGGATCCGCACCGGATGCGACCAACGGGCCGCGTCGTTTCTTGGCCGCGAACACCGATCTCGATCTCCTGTGTTCGGAGAATGACCGGGTCGCCTGGATCGCCGCCTAACTCGCCTCCGAAGCCATCCCGATATCGAGGACAGCTATGCCCCTGAACCTCCCCAAGTCCATCCGCCCCGCCTTGGGGGGCATTCCAGCCTACATCGGCGCCGGTATCGTCGCGCCGGGCGGGGGTGGCATCCTCGGCCCCCTGACGGCATCCTTCACCGCTGGCGCGCCCGCGGGAACGCTGGTAGCTGCCATCACCGGCCTGGCGCAGAACGAGACCATCACCTCCATCACGCCGAACGACGGGAGGCTGGCGCTGGACGGCACACGCAGGAACCTGCTCGTTGGTCTGAGCGCCTCGGCCGCCGGTACGATCGCAGCCACGTTGACAACGAGCCTGGGGCGGGCTTTCGCGATCAATCTGACCGTCACCGGGGCCATTCCCGTCGTCCTCGGCCTCGTCACCAAGACCGCCGACGGCTCGGTGGGGCAGACCTACACCGGCCCGGCCTGGTCGTCGCCACAGTGGTATCGTGAGACGCTGGCGAGCCCGAAGACGCGCACCGCGATCGAGGGCGCGACCGCCCGGACCTACGTCGCCACCGCCGACGACGTCGGCTTCCGCCTCGTGATGGCCGGCACGGACGCCGGCACGGCGAAGGTCGCCGCGCCCTACGCCGTGGTGCTCGCGGCCCCGATCGTGCTGGAGAGCTTCGACAGCGTGGCGAGCCTCTCGGTGTCCACGGCGGGCAATCCGGCGCTCGCGGTGGATACGGCCGACAAGGTGCAGGGCACCGGATCGGTGGTGGCGACCGGCCAGGGCTCCGGCAACCGCCTGATGCGCACGCTCGGCGCCCTGACCGGGATCGCAGGCGTCGGCAACCTCGCCGGGCTCGGCACCCTTGCATGGCTGCGGGAGGAGCTGAACCCCTACGCGTCCCTGGGCGGCGAGGGGTCGATCCGCGTGGACCAGACCACGGGCACGCCGGCTGTCGGTGGGCAGTTGAGCGGTGCGCAGTTTCTGAACGCGCACAAGGGCAAGGTCTGGAACAGCGTCCGGCCGGACCAGCTCGCCTATCTCCAGGCGAAGGACCCGGCCGCCTCATGGAAGGTGTCATTCGACCGCTCGTCTTCCACGAGTGCGCCGCACGTCCAGCGCACACGCTATGACGCACTGATGGCGAAAGCGGGATGTCGCCCGACCCTGATCCTCGGCTTCGATGACGGCCTCAACATCGATGACGCCGTAGCCGAGATGGCAGCCCGCTCGATCGGCGCCACCCTCTACATCCCTTCGGAGGTCATCGACAATCGCTCGTCGTCCAGCATCCTGACCTGGGATGCGGTGAAGGCCTACCAGGCGCAGGGCATGGACATCCAGGCGGACGGCACGCCGGGCGACAGCAGCATGGTGACCGGCAAGGCGAACCCCGCCGAGACCATCGCGCTGCTGAAATCGGGCCGCACGCGCATCATGGAGATGGTGCCGGGGTCCGACCCTCGCCATTTCTGCTACCCCAACGGCCACACGGACGCCTACGTGGCGAACAGCCCGAACTCGATCCCCGACCACCGCGTCTACAAGGGCGGCGCGGCGACGGGAACCAGCGGCTCGTCGGTGCTCACCGGGCTCACCGACACGGCCGGGCTGGCGGCGGGCATGGCGGTGTCGGGCTTCGGCGTGCCCGCCGGCACCCGGATCGCCTCCGTGGACAGCGCCACCCAGATTACGCTGACCAACGCGCTGACGGCGGCGCTCACGACGCTCGCCGTCTGGGACGACAGCGGGCCGTTCTTCCTGGACAAGCTCCAGGACGCGATCCGGGCGGACGGGACGTTCCGCACCGGGCGCACCACCAACTTCGACACGTTCCACTCGCGCTTCGGCATCGCCGGGCGGGACTTCCTGATGCCTGCCTACTCGATGTCGAACGGGACAACCGGGAGCCTAACGCCGGAGCAGCTTGCGGACCAAGCCGTTGCCCGTCTCGACGCAGCGATTGCCCGCCGAGAGAACATCGAGTTCTACCTCCACGCAGTCAAGGAGAACGGCCGCCAGACCCTCGACACGCCGCTCTCCACGTTCAAGACGTTCCTGGACGCCGTCGTGTCGCGGCGGGACGCTGGCTCGCTCGACGTCCTCACCAAGGCGCAGTGGTGGGCGCGCGACGGCGCCGCGAGCTGCCCGGTCTGACGAAACGTAACGACAAAGTACAATCCGCAAACACCTGCGTGATAAGGGTAAATCTGCGGCAATATGCGCCTTTCTCCGATTTTGAATCGACTTATCGGAGATACAGATACAATTCTGCGTTGTTGACGGCAGGCGGAGAAAAGTATGTGTGGCGTACAAGTTCCAGATGCGAGCAAACGTATCATCCGCTCGATCATTCGTGCGCAACGGGAAGCCATGATGCTTGGGTTGGAGCCCGTTGTACTCAGTCTTGATATCGCGCTGCACTCGGCAGAGCGCGCAGCGGCAGGCAGGACGCCTGATCCCGACCGCTAACACGGATCGCACCCTCACACAGAAGGCCGCCCACTGAGGCGGCCTTTTTCTTTGCCCGAAAGGATCATCCCATGGACCACGCGGCCTTCTTCTCGGCCATTCGCCAGCGCCCGTTCGGCGGGACCTTGTCGCAGCCGGTCGTGACGGGCTGCTCGGCGCTGCTGACGGCCTTCACCGAGTATGGCGACGGCGACCGCCAGAAGCTCGCCTACATCCTCGGGACGGCGTACCACGAGGCCGACCGCTTCCGCACGCTGGAGGAGTATGCGTCCGGCGCGGCCTACGAGGGGCGCAAGGACCTCGGCAACACGCAGCCCGGCGACGGGAAGCGGTACAAAGGGCGCGGGTTCGTACAGGTCACGGGCCGGCGGAACTACACGGACTGGTCACAGCGGCTCGGGCTCGATCTCGTGGGCAACCCGGACCTGGCCGAGCAGCCGGCGATTGCCGCGCGCATCTGCGTCGAGGGCATGATGCTCGGCACCTTCACCGGCAAGAAGCTGGGCGACTACATCGGCAATGGCCGGCTCGAGTTCACCGCCGCTCGGCGCGTGGTCAACGGCACGGATCGGGCCGACCTGATCGCGGGCTACGCCAAGACGTTCGACGCGGCGCTGGTGGCGGCCGGGTACGGCGGAGCGGAGATCGTCATGCCCGTTCCGGTGCCGACCGCTCGGCCCGATCCGGTGGCGCCGATCGGGCACAACGGCGGGCCGGCGCTGGACGAAGCTGCATCGGTTCCGACCGGTGGCCCCAACTCGAAAGCCAATGGCGCGGCGCTCGGCCCCATAGTTGTCGCCCCGCTCCTGCTCCTGGCTGCGAAGTTCGGATGGATCCCGCAGGACGTGGCGTCTGACCCGGAGACGGTGATCCTGCTCACCGCGGCCGTTGCGGCGATCGGCGCCCGCATCACGGCCTGGTACGCGCCGCGCAACGCCGGCGCCTGACACGAGACACCCCCTGAAAGGCACGCCGGTGACGAACGAAGGCGATCCGCCGCGCCGGCAGGGCGGGCGCATGATCCACGACGGCTCGAACGTTCCGCAGGTCGGACGGGGCGATCCGTTCTACCCACCCAACCCCGGAGCCGTGCAATGGCTGGACGAGGACGACAGGGAGAAGGTCGAGAGCCTGATCCGAATGGAACCGGACCTGGCGCAGATGGTGCAGGCGAGGCGCTCCTGGGCGCTGGTACTCGCGACGCTCAAGACCATCGCCGTCTGGCTGACCGCGATGTCGGGCGGCCTCCTGGTGATGCGCGAACTTCTCAAGGCGATGCAGCAATGATGCGCATCCGCCGCTTCTTCACCTTCCCGAACACGGTTGCCGCGATCGTCTGCGCGCTGATGCTGCCCCCGGCCTACTGGCTAATCGTCGATCGAGAACCGGTCGCGTCCAGCGTTTCCGAGGTACTCAGTCGAGACGTCCGGCAGGGTGACTTTCTCCAGATCGACTATGACGTCGTGTGGGCTTCCCGCTGCGAGATCGTCGCGTTTCGGTACATCATCGACGAGATGCAGGTCGAATGGCCGATCTCGCGCTCGGAGCGGGTTGTCGAGAAGGGTCGGCAGAAGTTCACGATCCGGGTGCCCGTGCCGATGGCGGCTGCCCCCGGCAAGGCCGTCTACAAGGGCACGCTGCGCTTCGCCTGCAACCCGATGCAGCGGCTCTTTCCACTGGAGCAGGATCTCCGGGCGCGCGAGTTTACGATCCTGGTGAACGAGGAACTGGCGTGGCGTCGTCGGAAGGATGCGTCGGGGCGTTCGCCGGCGCTGCGTCGGTTTGCGGGGCTGGGTTAGCCATGCGCCGCATCTCGAGCTCGATGTTCTCCACGGCCCGCTCCCAGGCTTCCTGACGCTGTTCATCCGAGATGACGGTCGGGATATGCGGGCCGCGAACGCCGTGCGATCTACGGGCCAGGAAGGTGCGCCAGGGGTTGTCGTCGGTCATGGCGTATGGCTGTGCCCCAGGGTCTTGCGATCTTCTCTGCCGCTCATGCCGATGATCCAACTGATGCGGTTGCTCCCGCAGACCTGGCACTTGATCCGCGGTTTCCGCTCGACGAAAGGCCAGTCGGGGCCGAAGATGCGGATGAGGTCTTCAAGCGTGACGGCAAGCGGCCGGCGGCTGCAACCAAATCCCTCGCATGTGGCGGAAAGGGTGTAGCCGAACTCGGCGTAGTCGCCGAGCTTCGAGACCGTAATGCTGCCGTCTGGATTGTGGCCCATGTGCCCAGAGAACACATGGGAAACGGGGAGGGCAAGGGGTTAGGCGGGAGCCTCCGCGATAACCCGATAGGCGAGTATGTCTAAGCCGGGTGATTGACGATCCCACCGCCAGTTCATGCCTTTCGAACGGCCAGAGACGATTGATCCGTCACGGCATTTGCACTCGACGTACGCATCAACTGGCCGACGCCCGCCCCTGTGAAGCGTCCATTGCGGTTCCTCGCTCATTCACCTTCTTCCTTGCTGGAGGCGGGAGCCTCGGGGGAGAGGAGGGCGGCTTGTCCGGCAGGAGTGATCTGCCATTGGCGTTTCAGCCCCCTAGCCTCTGCCAATCCGTCGCGCTTCAGCTTCATGCGAAGATATCCAGACACCAAGGCACCCTGATTGGCTTTGGCTTCGCCTGTTGCGATCTCTTGAAGCGCGTCACGCATTTCTCGCGTCAGCTTCACCGTCATGGCTTGTCCTCCTGGGGATGAGGGCGGGGGAGATCCGGGTTGGCAATCTGGAGAAGAATGTCGGCGTGGCAGGGCTCCCCGGGCTTGCACCAGCATGCTAGGTTCTTCCCTGCTAGTTCGCGCCGAACGTCAGCTTCCGTTATCTCGAGCTGGCCGCGCACCAGCTTGTCGACAAACCGCTCGACAGCGCCGTGCGCGTCGAATGGAATGTAGCGGCGCCGGTCCATGTTTCCGACGCGGAACGGGTTGCCCCACTTCCCCGGGCGCGTCACCTTCACCGTCCCGGGCGGCATCCTCCAGCCCTTCGTGCGCTTCAGTTGGATGCGTTCGGGGCTCATTCGCTCCCTCCCTGTCTCTGTCTCCAGCCAATCTCTGAGGGAGTGGGCATCACCTCGTACGGGTCCAGTCCGCGCTCATAGAGGGCATCTTCGGGCGTAAGCGCTCCATGCGATGGGCTGTATTCAGCAGGGTCGCCCATGTCGTAGCGATAGACCTCCTGGCCCGTCAGAAGATCGATGCACCAGCATTCGTCGTGATGGTCGGCCGTGCGCCATTCGTAGCGGGGTCTGACGCGGGGTGCCTCGCTCATCTCTCCACCTCTTGTTCATCTCGCCAAGACCAGCCGCAGGGGACGGATAGGGGGAAGGGGATCATGCGGCGGCCCTCGCTTGCTGGATGGCCTCGCCAATCACCTGCGGGATCAGCGGGACGACGGCGTTGCCGAGAGCGCGGCGTCGGGGTCGGTCCACCCCTCGGGGAAGCCCATCAGCCACTCCAGATACTCCGGGCTGGCTGGGCCACCGAGGACGAAACTCAGAGCTCGCCCGCCTTGCGCATATGGCTTCGTGCGATGCCCGCAGTCGTCCGCCACAGGTGTCGGCAAGAACCCATGTTCGCCGTCGCTCATGGGGGAAGCCGAGATCGTGGGCGCTGATCTCCATCGCAATGGCTTCGAAACCGAGGGCGCCGAGGTCGGATATGACTGCCGGGAGCCAATGCCGTCGACCGTGCGACGAGTTCTCGATGATAACGTGCTCGGGGGCGCACTCTTCGATGAGGCGTCGCATTTCGCTCCAGAGCCCGCTTTTGGCTCCGTCGAGCCCGGCGCGTCGTCCAGCGTTGCTGATGTCCTGGCAAGGGAACCCGCCGCAGACGAGGCCGATGTCGGCGCCGCCGTGGGGAACAAGTTCGTTTGCCGATAGGGTTCGAACGTCGTCATGGCAGGGCACCTCGGGCCAGCGCTTGGTAAGGATGGATCGGGGGAACTCGTCGATCTCGCAGAAGGCAGCAGTTTGGCACCCGGCGCGCTCCAGCCCGAGGCTAAAACCGCCGATGCCGCTGAACAGATCAAGGACGCGCAGAGGCGCGCTCAT